TCCCATATTAGAATGTTATTGTTTGTTCTGCTAATTCTGTCTGCTGACCATCACGTAGTAGAGCCGTTGCCTTAAATGAACACACTCCTTTACGAGTAAAATCAATGCCCCAATCATCGACCGTCAATGTAAGAGTCTTTCCGGCATCGGCTCTCTTCAACGCCCAGGCGTTATCCTCACTCACGTTACCCGTATCTCGTGTCCATGACACATCCGTATCGAGTATGTGTTCAGTCACATCACGGTTGTATAACTGTCCGGTTACAGATAAAGTTGTAAATACTACTCCTTCCTGAAGCTGAGAAGCATCGAAAGCCCAACCGTTTTCGCTTTCAATCTCAATAGAAAATGCCGGGTTGCCTTCAATCATCGCCCAGCCCGTGCTGGCATAGCGAGGCTCGTCAGTAGTTCCTGTTACAAGGCATTTCCAGCGACATCCGTAATGCCAGACAGTATCTACCGTATCTTTTCCAACCGTATAAGGATTCTCGCTCTGAGCTACCTCCAATGACCAGAATCCACGGTCGTTTAGCTGCACGACAACCACACCCTGATAGTTAATGCGCATCAAGTCCTGAATAGCGATACCACGGCAATACACATAACTCTGCCGGTAGTTTATAGGCAAGTTATCGAACAGTTCCAACCGTTTCAGTTTTCCGATAATGATGCTGTAGTTGGATCCCTCGAGTATAGGTTTCGTCACTCCATCCAGCATGCAGATACAGCCTTCGTACGATGATATGTACCAGAACCCTTGCCGCTCTTCGTCTACAGCATTACCTCTACGGGTAATCACCATACCAGCAGCAGGTTCATAGTTTTTCCCTCCAGGAACCTCTTCATCAGGATAAAGAACCACGTTAATCTTATTCTCTGCCTGCATGACACTAAGGACACGAAACCAGCTATCATAATATTCTCCGGTTGAGTTAAGATTATTCACAGAGCCGTAACTTACGTCCTGAGCTTTGAATGCCGTAATATCATTGTCCCAACGACGACGAAGATACAGGTCATACGTGCCGTCTTCGAGCTGATCAATTCGTTCGATTGTGCCAGATTCGGAATAGGTAGCATTACCTTCCTGCGCAAACCAACGATTGTAAATAAGTTCCTTCACGATCATTGCGCTGCGCACTTCCAGCTTCTCGAATTGTCCGCGCCCGTCCGGGAATATCCCGGCACCCTTACCGGCTACTAAAGAGTCGATAAAATTTCCGAATTTTAGCAAGAAATTTGTCGCATCTGACTGGTCTTTCCTCAAGAACAACTTTTTCAGTTCTTCTGTATTTTTAGAAATCTCATACAGAGTACGAACGGCAGAAAATACATTATTGTCAGAAGGCAAGGTATCATCATTTTTACCGATTATTTCAAGATAGATACCATACCCGCGAATAAATTCCCTGAGAGCATCAAGAGATACCTTCCTTCCTTTATTCAACTCAATCATATCTTCGGAATCGAGGACATCCGTATTAGCCAGCTGGTCAATGGTCAGGCTGTCCTTCTTCAAAAAAGATACAACTGAATCAATTATTTCCTGTTTTTCTAAATCCGTCATAGTATCAGCAATCTATTATCATATTGTCGCATATTGTTATCCTGAACCCTTCTAATCTTCAGCATATTCTCGGATTCAGTATAATCTACAAATTGAATCTCTCTAAGAATTTGATTAAAGACATAGCTTCTTACATCATCAATAACCTGATTAATTTCAGGAACATTAGCTTCAGACCTGATATACCTTTTCCCATTAAAGTATACATAAGTACAGCTAAGAATCCTATTCAAATGTTCTCCATACCATATAGGACATCCGATATTTCCTCCAAGGGTAAACGTTTTCATCGTATACTCTCGTGAATATATTTCCGAAAGGTCATTCTCTGAGTTGGTGAATTGTTCGTTGTCAACACCAAAGCTCCAGTTGCTGTCCTTGAATCCGCCATGCACGCGCCAGTCGAAGAACATCTGCTGCTCCGATACCCAGAAGATTACATCCTGACGATCCTTGTTGTCCTTGCTGGAATACTGTATAAGAGTAGTATTCTTCAGCACAGACTCATCAGATGTAATTCTAAATAGCTCTGACTGAAAATCATTAACATTAACCATGTAATACCCGTCCTCCAGCCCAGTAATAACATAATAATACAACTTATCACTTTCGTTCATCGACCACACATTCCACTCGATATCCTGTTCTGAATTATCGCATACAGATATAATCTTTCCAGTAATAGTACGTGATTCTGACCGCGCTATCACCTCTACAAGAATCTGGTCAGTAGGTGCAAAAACCTGCATATAGCGGCTCTGACACCCTGACACATCGGAGGATGGGGAGAAAAACAACGGGGTAAACGGGCTAACTATATACATATTCAATCTGTTTCTATCAATTCATATTCAAATGCATTCTCACGGGATGTACTATAATCAAGATTGCCAAGACATCCGGTATACGTCTTACCGTCCCATTCTACCTGAACAAGAGTTTCGTTCCACTCTTCAGGAAGCAGATAGTTGTCAGTCTGAAAGGAAAGGCTTCCAGGCCCAAGCAAAGGAGAATCCAGATTTATATTGTCGGTAACCTTCTTGCCGTCCAATGAGATATCTGAACTGCCAGTCGTTGAGGCGAATTTTAATTCATCAGTAAACGAGGCAAGATACCTTTTATTTGCTTCAACCATGTAAACTGGGGCATATCCGGCATTGAATACCGTATCAGAGTAAGAACCTTCAACGGCAATTTCCCTGTCAATAATATATACCGAATCCTCGAGATGACACATGACGGCGAATATCTGCTCGTCAGAATCTGAACTGCTGGTATCTTCCCCTCTCTTGCCGACAAGTTCCTCGAATCCATAGCAGTCAGCTCGATAAGGCGAAATCATGGATAGCTGCTTATCGGACAGCAGTACACCAGTCGTGTAGTTGACGGTAAAATTAAATTCATCCTTGCCATTATTTCCGAGATCATAGTCCTGCTTGCTGTATCCTATCTGGACAGACGAATATATTCTGTCAGACGCAACTGAGTACTGAGGTTCGGAAATGGACTTGATATTCTTTACATTCCCTCTACCGAACACTTCATTGCGATGTCTGAAAACGACTAATGGGACCTTATTACTGCTTCCACTACTCTTTACCGTACATTCAACAAGAGATTCTCCAATAACGATATATGTCTTCTGTCCGTACTGGTATATATACTCAGGCCTTGCAGCGTTATTCTTGTTGTATGAAGAATATCCGGCAAAAGCACTATAAGACATACCTTCAGAAAAATAATAGAATCGTCTGTCCTGACGGACATATACTATGTTGTCAGGTGACACGCTTCCATTATATACGCCAGAATCCTTACTTACAAGATTGACTATTCCACCAAAGGGAAGTATTCCGCTATAATCACCGTCAGACACCTCACCATGGACATATTCGTTAAGAGTCGCAAACCAGCGTCTGATTCCATCATCTATTTCCTTCGTTTCAAGAGTAGCTATGTAGAGAATATTGTTTTCCTTGTTGCAATAGAATCTGTCAGTACGCACTTTGTAGAATGCCATATCTTCTGTCTGATAATCTTCATTGCCGTCGAATGACGCCCTCCAGGCAGGTTCCTGCACTCCGGGAACAACTGTAGCCTTCAGGAATACACCATCTGTATTCGAGAAATAGGGTAATGACGTAGTATCCTCGGCATCATCCATATTCTTGTAGTCGACAAAACCGCCAAAATCAACGATATTGCTTTCAATGTCATTATATTCTGCACTAAACAGAACTCTGTCCTCGATTACATAGATATAGCCAAATACAGATTCCATCCAATCACAGAAGTCAGAAAATGATGATGTGATTTTGGCATTCGAAAAATTACGAATACTTTCCGCAGCAACGAGGACTGAATGTTTTAGCCTTGTATTTTCTTCTTCAACTCCGGATTCAATCACGGTATCCTTAATATCAGCATAAATCCCTTGCTTTCCGTTCATCGAATCAAGCAGCCTCTGGAGGAATGTGACAGGCTCTACAACACCGATATTAATAGGTTCTCCACGCTCATTCCAGCTAAGACTTACGTTAATGTAGTCGAATCGTATCTCATAGCCTTGCAGATTATGTGATCCCTGAGGATCAAGAATTGCAATCTGTAATTTTTCTCCGGAATTCATCACACCGCTCCATTTCAGGGAATCCCACTTATCAGTAGCATTATCTGATGCACTTGCCAACCGGATAAGGCTACCATCAGAAGATATCTTGTACAAGTAAGTATAATAATTTCTGAATCCGCTGAACGTGCGGGCTGAAATTTCTATATTGATGAGGCTATTATCGGACAAACATTCCAGGAACCATGAAGTAGTACAAGTGTTTTCAGGAGAATTGGCATCGGCCCATTGACCTTTGATATGAGATTCCTGCTGGTCTTGAATGAGGAAGTTCTTATACTCTCCTTCATTCTCTGAATTAACGTAAACTGGAGGAATAAGCCACCAATCAAGTTCTTCCAGCATTATGGTTTGATATGTGCTGCCTTCGTCCTGTTGGCCGGTAACAGTAAGTGTTTCCTCATTACGTATGCTGACACCATCGTACTTTAATGTCTTGGTAGAGGATATCTCTTCTACGGAGTAGTCATACTTAGTCGACTTGTTGGCCTTGATAACAGCAGCAGCAGAATTGTCCAGACAACCAATTTCGGCTCTGTATGAGTCGTACTTGAAGCTCGAGAAGTCAAGAGGGCACTCGAATATTTTTGTAAATGTCCAGTCATTTTCTATTGAAAATACGGCGAATGAAGCCAATGAGGATAAAGAATTCTGTTCGTACAGACTGATAATTCTCTCCCTTGCATCACCGGTCAATTCAAGGGTACTTCCACACTTACGTACGACTCCCCCAAGATCGACACGACTATATGACATCTGAATGTCCTTTAGATTGGCAAGCATATCAGACACATCAATGCATCCGTCACTTCCGACGGTAACCGTTTCTGCTCCTAATTGTAGATAATATCTGCCTAACATACCCTCTCCTTTTGGGCAAATATATCTAAAAGGCTTAATCAACGGATAGAATTAAAAAATCTTGAAATCATGTCTATTACTTAATAATAACATAATCAGCAAATTGAAAGGAATTTTGCAGAACATAAATTAATGCCAAGCAAAATTCCTCAATTATATTACAGAACCAATAAAAGATTTTCAATCTTGAAGCATCTCATATCTCCATTGTCAACATCATAATAGGCAAAAGTCTTATAAGATGGCTTGGTGATTCTCTTACTTGCAGTAGAGCTATAATTCATCATTGTACCGGTTGCTACTCTAATAGAACCGTCAACTTTCCGATATATGAACTGTACCATTCCTTTACGCATTCTCTTGTAAAGAAAATATACCTGCCATGCCATTTTCAGGGATTCACTCCATGTTTTTTTGCCTGATCTAAGAATCTGATGCGCATATTTCATCACTCTTGCACGAAAGTTAGTTTTTGTTTCCATATTGCTCTTGTATATTGGTTTGACTTATAGTTTTTTATTATACTATAAAGATAGCCCATAGTATCAAATTTTGCAAACAGAAATTTCGCCATTTTATATGATTTCCAACTCTTTACGCAAAAGTCTTCGAGCAAATGAGATACGACTTCTCACCGTTCCGACAGGTATAGAGTGTATTGCACTAATTTCTTCATAACTATAGCCCTCGGAATACATTCTGACACAATCTACCGCACATGATTTTTTTGTGCATAGCTCAATTATGCGCTTAATCTCATCCGTATATACATTCTGATAAGTATCATAATAAGATGATGCATGCTGAACGTTATCGACCGGCACAAATCCAATTAGATGGTTATGGTTATACAAGGTAATATAAGTATTCAGTAATATCACGCTGCACCATGACCTGAATGGTCTGGATTCGTCATAATTCTCACACAAAAGAATCTTGCAGACAACCTCTCCTGCCAGATCTTCCGCGTCCATAATATTATGACAATAACGACGAGCCTGTGAAAGTATCCATTCGTAATTCTCGGCAACTATATCATTCATTCCCATTTTTACCGACAATCTTCATGGTGAATAACTTTCCGGAACTATTTTCACTGATCTTTTTCTGCTTTTCTGCAATACTTCTCAGTGAGGTAATAAGAAAATCAGGATCAGTGGACATCCTTGATAGTGACTCGATAATAAGTTCGCACTTGAGGTCAATTCCCTCCAATAGTCTGTACAAGTCTTTTTTTTCCATGCTGTAAATGATTAGTGATTTTACTCGATTACTAATCGGCATGAAAATAATTCGATGATGCCATAAAAAAAGCCTTACCATTATAGTAAGGCCTTGATACTATCGTCTTCTTATCAATTTTCGTCTAATTTCATTATCCGCCTGCCGGACCATATTAGCATAAATTCCGGCAGAGATAATGTTTATATCAATATTCATTTTGAAGTACGTCATTATAAATGCGATCTCTGTATCATAAGATTCACGTACATTATTAGATCCGGAATTTTGATTGTTCTTCAATCTGTCATCATGTTTTTTTTGCATATACAGACACTCGGCTATATGCCTGTCAATCTTACTTCCAACCTTTTCGGAAGCAACATTCCCATATCCCATATCCTTCATGGATTGAATCACAAAATCGACATCTCCAAGTGACAATAATGCCTTGCACATTCTCAATGCAAGCAGGCGTGATTTTATTTTGACACCTTCTTCCCTATCCATCAGATAAGATTCTACACCGGAAGGATTAACTATTTTCCTGTATTCAAATATAAGGTCTGATGCCTTCTTCTTGAGGTCTAATGATAAGCATTCCTCACCTTGCTGCAATACGGAATAATTACCACACAGCAGTTCGATAAAGTTCTTCAACGATATTTCACTTATATTCTCAATCATAGTCTGTTACTCTTATATATCTGATACTGCATATTGTTATAATCCCTGTGCTGCTGCTTCATTATTTTACAAATATCACTTCTGATACCACGCATCTCTCTCTTCAAATCAGAATAGTCATTATTAATTACCACAGGAGCATTCCCGGATGAGGCCATCGGAGTTATATTCCCTCCATTATCATTCCAGTTGAACATATCAACATCCGGGTATACTTCAGCTCCACGAGGCAGGTCCACTAAAGTAGGAGTATCTGGAGTAATCCACGACTGGCCACCATATATAACTACTTCCTGCTTGCCCCCATCTCCGACAATTGCCAAACCTCCGATGTGTCCGCCCTCCTTTGTTCCTTCCTTATATGCAGGAATCGGAGTAGCAGTGATGGTAGCAACCTGAACTGCACCCATAGCAGCAACCACACCAGCCATAATAGCACCAAGGACAGGTCCCAGTTGCCATGCCTCCATTATACCACGTGCCGTTGCTATACCTGTCTGTGCAATCTGTACTGCCTTATCCCACTTCGCCTGCTTCTGCTGCAATTCAACTTTTTTCTTTTCCAGTTCCTCATTCTTTTTGGAGGTCTTGTCCTCAGCAGCCCTCTTTCTCGCTTCGGCTTCTTCCTCAGATATTGCACCACTCTCAGCAAGAGCTTCGATCCTTTCAATATCCGCATTGTATGCATCCTCATTAGCATCCTGCTCTTTCTCGATCTTGTCAATATCACCTTCATAGAGAGTCGACATGAGATTACCTATATTACTGATTGCATCACCTGCGACATCCATCCAGAGCTGGGCATTCTTCATTCTTTTCTTGTATGAATTTTCTTCTTCATCTTGAACACGCTTTATCGCAGCAATCTCAGCATCCGCTTCAGCACTCGCCAAATCAGCTTTAGCTTTCTGGAGTTGTTCGGCAAGCTTTTCACGGTCCTCCTGACTGAGGTTTTCAACAGAAAGCTGTTTTTCAATTGAATCAACAGCAGCCTTAGCAGTATCCAAAGAATACCGTTCAGTTATATCAGCCTTCTTTTTCTCGTATTCTTCATCCGAAATGAGCTTCTTGGCATGTATCTTTTCCAGCTCCTTCAGGTCAGAATTATATTGTGCATTTCTAATAACTTGCTCGGCAGCAGCAGACTTGGAAATCTCATCAGCCGAATCAGCTGCATATTCCTCATATATCTTACGTCTTTCAGCCAGGTACTTCTGCTCGATGAAGCTCACGTCAGCACCATTACTTTCCGGCGCCTTAATTTCTTCTTGTTTCTGTTTGTCAAGGATTTCAAGGCGGATGGACATTTCTTCATCACTACCTTCCTCAACAGAAGCAAGACGATTCTGTAGGTCAATACTTGCACGATTCTTCTCATACTCCTCTGAAGCCTTCGACAAAGCGTTGTTCATCTCTTCCTGCAAGGACTTCCTCAAAGCAACTTCTGCAGACGAATTCCCTTTTACAGCATCAATCTTTTGCTGGTATCCGTTACGGATTGTGGCCAGTTCTTTATCGATGCCTTCCTCCATCAAGGCTATACGTGATTCCTGCAATGACTTTTCAGCTTCAAGTCGGGCAGTCTTTTCGTCAGCAGTTTCTGTAGATATGTTTGACTTATTGCTGCCTGGCATCTGGTAATTTTCAACCAGTTCAAGCTGCTTCTCCATACTTGAATAACCTCTTTGAGCAGCCATCCTCTGACCCCATGAACTCCGAATATCAGCATCAATAGCAGCATCAGTTCTATCTATTCCTAACATCTGTTTCCATAGACTCGCATTTTGATATTCGTCGTAATATTTTTTATTAAGATCAACAGCGTCCTTAAGATTTTTCTCCTCTTCCTGTAAGGCTTTTTTCATAATGACAACCCTTTCTTCCTTTGCCTTCTTGAACGCATTTTCTTCAGACAGACCTTGTTTGATATATTTTTGAGCAGCTGTATTGATACGTTCATACTGCTTACTGACGTCCTCCTCTCCATATCTTGCACCATCCGCCTTAGCCTGCTCTTCCTCCCTCATAGAAACCTCTTCGATACTTTCTATACCCTTACGTACAAAAGCCAGCAAGTCAGCGCTCATGGACGCTATAGAAGCCTTAACTCTTGCAGTCATACTTTCGAACGCACCACCAGTGGCATCAAAGAGTTTCGCAACTTCAGTAGCCAATTCCTTTTGTGCCTGCAAATATTCTTCCTGTGCTTCACCAACTTCACCAGCAGTAGATTTAACATCGCTAAGGTTTGTCTTAATGTCTTTCAGAGTTCTGATATACTGAAGTCCTGCATCCTCACCGGGACCACCAAATATATCAGCAATTGCGGTACCGACAACAGATGCACTATCCGGTAATTCGTTCAAGCGCTCAGACACCATCTGAATAATGTCGAATGTGGTTTTCTGTCCCGTTCTGAGCTGTTCCTGTACCTTGTCAGAGGATATGCCGATTCCTTCAAGTGCAGCAGCAGTAGCGGTAGTCATCTCACGGATACGGAGATTTCCTTCCTTGATAACGTCCACACCCTTGTCCGAATATATACCAGACTTAGCAGCCTGAGCAGTAATTGCAATGAATGTTTCAGCACTGATACCAGCTTCCTTGAAATACGCAGGATATTCCCTAAGTGTATCCAGGAACTCGCCGTTTGCATCGGCACCGGCAATAAATCCGTCCTGAATTAGTTTCAGGGACTCTTCAGCGGAGATACCAAACTGCTTAGATACAGCATTGGCACCAATCAATACCTCCTTGAAGTCCTTATCATAGAAGTCTGCAATCGACTGAACTTCCGTGCGATAAGATTTAAGGTCCTCTCCAGACTTCTCCGTAAACTGCTGTGTCAGTCTGGTAGCTTCTACCAACCCCTTATTGTAGTTTACCCACCAGCCTATTCCGGCACCGGCAGCCCCGACTGCACCAAGCCCTAACAACCACTTATTCTGGAATATCTTGCCAATTCCGGACAATCCTTCAAATATACTGCCAGCATTACCAAGAGATTGAAGGGAATCGCCAAAGCTTCCGGCTACAATACCAAAACTTCCCATGGAGTCGTTGAGGTGGTTCAATTCCATCCAGGCAGCTTTGACTTCCTCCTTATAGTTACCGATAGTCATCTTCTGTTGAGTATAACGGTCACTGTTATGCTTTACATAGTCCGTATTAACACCTATAGTAGCATTCAGCTTACCCAACGTGTTTTTATAATCTTCGTCAGTATCACGTACCATCTTAACAGCCTGACGCAATCTCTTATTTGCTTCATTGGCTTCATCAATACTATGTACCTCCTTGTCTGCCAGCACAAGTGCTTCCTTAATTGTCCGAATGCGATCTTCTTCCGTCATGGTAGCAGACTTTCTGGTTGTGTTCGCAGCTTTCTGGGCCTTATTCATTGCTTCCTCAGCCTTAGCAGCCTGCTGCATTGCCTTGGAAGCTTCAGCAGAAGCCTTTGATAATTCCTTAACCTCTTTGGTACTCAGCTTTTCAGCGTCTGCCTTCTCCTTGATTTTTTTCATCAACTGTTCTGCAATCTCTGCCTGCCGGCCGAATGCTTCAGTCAATTTATCAGATGCAGATGATACGTTCTTAGCTTGAGTATTGTATATAGTCTGTAACTTGTCTATATCTCCCTTAACCTGAACGTCTATTGTAAGTCCCTTGATGAGTTCCGAGGCAGCTTCCTTATAAGTCTGTCTGACACCTGATATAGTGCTGTCAAGTTCCTGCAACTTCTTCAATGATTCCTCATCGACGAAATCCTTTAATTTTAAATCTCCCATTACAAATAGTGTTTATATTCAACAATAACGCCATCCACTTTAGTACCTTCCTTTTCAAATGAATAGGTACCGTCACTCTTCTTGTACACAACGTACACGCATCCGTCCAGCATTGCAGCCTTCTTGGCAAGCATGGCAACATGCTCATATTCCGACATGATCTTCTTGTTCTCGCAACCGCATCCCATTATCTATACCCGCATTGTTTAAAAAATCTCTTCAAATAAGGCTCGAGCAATTGAAGTACAACATACTCTCTTGCGTCCTTTCCCAGCTTCAGAATGTCATCCCCGTACTTCCTTACTATATCCGGACCATCTACGAATCCCACAGTATCAATAGAAAGAGTGTCACCGGTAACAGACGCACGGATACTTTCATGGAACGGACCGGTGATATATAGGTTAGGAACATCAACAGGTCTTGGAGGCAAATTCAGCCTCGGGCTTGTTATCGGAGGGGTTATCTTCTTCTTCCATGCTATGTATCCGTCAGGATTGTTACGCCAGACAGTTGTCGTTTCATGGAAATACGGGTCATCAGGATATCCCGGTCTAAGGCTGTTAGTATTACCGTCAAGACCTGAATAGAGCTGTTCTCTGACAAGATCTGCAACTTCTATACTGTTCTCCTGAAGGCAATCCATACATGACTTTTCGAATCCGGATGCAATTCTGTGTATCGCATTCTCCAGTCTATCAAAATCAGCCATATAATTAAAATTAAAGCCGGACTTTCGCCCGGCTTGATAGGTCAATAACTACTCAGCAGCCTTCCCCTGATTATCGGGCTTGCCGCAAATCTTATCATACACATCAGACAGGACTTTCTTGCGGTCTGACTCCTTCTTGTCCTGCCAGATTACGGAAAGATGCTTTTCGATGAATTTTTCCTTCGTCAATTTCTTGACCTGTTCATCGACGAATGTCACATTATCAATTCTCATGCCTTATCCAATTTTACAACTTTCACGCATTCAACCCACTTGATGTCATTCTCATAGAGTACTGAAGGAGATTTCATGCCGATCTCACCTTCACCGGCTACAACCGTTATCAGTTCGTTTTCATAGGATGCAGATGTAGCACCGTCCATAACTGTCGCTGCCGCTTCTGCGATAGCATTGCCGAGGTCTGGCGTTCTGTCGTATCCTCCAATAGTTTCCACGACCTGATACTTACCAGTTTCCTTTTCAACAAGCATGACTTCAGTAAGTCCCTTAACAGCATTGGTCGGATTGAAGTCAAGTTTAACATAGTCAAAGTTCTTCTGGCTGTCTTCGGCGTCCTTATGACACAGATTAACAGTCATTGTTGACTTCGCACTGCTCGTAGAAAATGGCGTAGAAACAGGATATACTGTAGACATTGGGATTCCTGCAAGTACATCAGTTCCGTCGTTGTACCCAATCAGCATCATGTTGCTGTCCCAATAATATGCATCCCATTCCTTGTCTGCACATTTCAACAACTGGGCATTCAGCATCTCATCAAACCTCTGCAAGGTAAAGGTATCTGTCTGGGCATTGAGACCGTTATACAGATTTGGACCATAGCCGACAGCACTGGTCTGTACTTCACCGCCACCCTTGGCATATTCGCATATCGGAAAGATAGGATATATTCTATTCGGACGGTCGGCGTGGCAAAGTTCTGCCATTTTCTCGGCAGTCAGGTCTTCAGGCAACTTGACTCCGGGCTCTACAAGAATAACTCCCTTAACCTTGCCCCAATCAATCTTACATGCAGATCCTCCAGTATTCATCTGAGATGATTCACAACTTCTTGTTTTCATGTTATCTACAACTTTGATTTTTAATCTTTAATTCCATAGAGCGGATATTGATGGCATCAATAGGCTCGCTCACAGCCTCTCCGGATTCCGTATAGGCTCCGTATCTGCCATATGAGTAGTTTTCAGAATAATCATGCGGAATGATGTTGTCATAGTCTATATCAAACCGTCCATCATTTCTAATTACCTCAATCAGCCTATCATATATTGGCCTGAGAATATTGATGAATGAAGCATACAGACGTCGTTCGTTACTCCAGTCCTTCGTCGACGAACATGCTATAAGGATATTCAGTGAAACCTTGGAATAATAGTCCGGACTGTCTCTCTTCTCTGTAACAGGACAGAACAGTACAACGAGCGGGAACTTACGTTCTGATGTTGAAGGTACTTTGCTGTATTCATCAAGTTTATCCTTCACATACTGGGCAGAGCCAAATATGTAGTTCAGTTCCGGATTCTTAACTTCCTCAAACCTGTCAATCTCGATGTCAGCAGGCATTACGATTGTAAGGTTTCCACTCATTTCCTTTACTACATCTCCAATAATCTCAACGATACCTTTCATAAATTGAACTGATTAATCTTATTCAACATGTTGGTCTGGGTAACAAGATCAATCGGGCAATTACCCTCACGCGCCCACTTGATGAACTTTACATTTGCTGAAACCATTCTGTTCCAAGCGACAACCTGCGCATTTATAGGCGAAATGTACTCATTGGCACACTTCAGACGGACATTGCCAGTTATCGTAGCTTCCGATGAGGAATCACGAAGTATGTGGAACAATACGAAATCAGCGAATGGCTCTTTCAGCTTGTTGCATACGATTTCATACTTTGACGGCTCAGTATCTTCGTTTTCTTCATCAACAGTCATATCAAGATAATCCATAGCATAACCTGCTTCTTTTTCCCCAAGCATGGCTTCGAGAAAAACAGGCTGCAACTTCTTAATATATTCTTCGATATGGCCGGTTACTGCCAAAGAATCGGCACCAGCAGTCTTTGACGTTGAGGCGTTTTGAATATGACGGGGCCCTGAAACAAAATATGACACATCTATCAGCATGACAATTCCTTATTTTTTCGCTTTCGAAGCAGAAACTTTTTTCTCGTCCTGAACATCGGCCTTTTTATCATCCTCGGCAGGAACCTCTTTAGTATCGGTTTGCTCAACCTCTTTTTTGTCCTCTTCTTGAACATCCTTAGTATCATCCACGTGTGAATCAAGTTCTGCCAGTCTGGCTTTCAGTTCATCAATCTCTTTCTTGTAACTTTCATTCTCTTCAGAAAGTCCATCTATAACCTTCTGCTTGCTCTCTAATGCCTTTTCGAGATCTTCCTCAGTAACAAGTCCAGCTTCCGAGGCCGGGGTGATGGTTATCAACCCGCGGCCAATGCGGATACGCTGTTCTTTTATGACAGATTCAAGAGCCTTCTTATCTCCATTAATCAAATACATAAGCATCAGGCTTTAGTGATTGCTTCTTTCAATGCAGACAGGCTTCCATAGGAGAATGCCCACGGCATATATACTGGGAAAATTACCTCTTCCTGAGCAATGAGTACAACTTCGTTCTGTAACTTGCTTTCAACATCCTCAGCCCATTCAAGAGTTAATGAAGTGTAATCCACAAGCGAAGCGGCCATATTGAAATCACCGATAAGATATTTCCCTGGCAGAATATTGTTGGTTTCGATGATGGGACGACCTGCAATATATTTCACACCGTTTACGGTAGTTATGATACCAAGATTACGACCAGTCGTGTCCTTCTCAGACTCAATAGCGTTCACAGTAATAGGATTCAATGCAATGGCATTAGGCGTATACTGAGCGTATGTCATTACGGCGAAACCAGTCTTGACAACATCCAAAGAGTTTGGTTCCTCTACAGATTTAAACGCGCTATTACTTACCTTGAACGTCATTGATGCAGTGGAACTCTCTTCCGAATATGGAACTCCCTTCAATAGAATCTGCCGATCATTTATCTTGACCAACTGGTTTGCACTGTTAAGAGCAGTAATTCCTGTGGCTCCTGTAAAGGTGATAGTCATACCATCGAGAATCAAGTCCTGCGGATTGGTAAACTCTACAATCGTATCCTTGTTTGAGTTATATCCGGACACGGACTTGACGGAACCTGCGGTACCACTTACAATAGAATCACTGATGATTTCCTCAATAGGCAATACTCCTGAATGGTTGACTATACCAAGCAAATTTTCTCCATTGCCGTCACCAAACAGAATGTTCCAGTCTTCCGCATTATATACAGCTTCAGGCAGCATCTTCAGGATAAATGAACGAATGAACACACGGCTCTTGAGCATTCTCTTTGACAGACGGATATGGGTACCAAGACGCTTCGTACCTGTCTGTTGTTCCTTGACCTTAAGACTTGATTCAGGAAGCTTTCCATTTTCAGTTACATAACGCGCATTTCTGTCAAAATCATACACCTGAGTGAATGCAAGATTCGGATACTTAGGATCTCCCTGTAATGTAGTGATAACATCACGCATATGGATACGCTTGTTGGCTACCTGCGAAACGACACGATTCTGTTGCTGAGTAATCAGATGGTCACCGCTATAGTTATCAGTCATTGATACTATATCCTTCAGGCAGAAACCATCGAACACACCAGACTTGCGGCAGTTACCACTTGCGAACTCTTTGAATTTCTCAGAATCCAACATTTCGTTCAACTTCTCATCAAACTTGTTGATGACTTCCATGCCGATACCCTTAGATTTCAGCTTCTCGATAGTTTCACCGAGGCCTTTTACTGTTTCAATCAGTGTCTCATTGTCCTTCGCAAGCTGTTTGAACTTCTCATCGTCATAACCATTCAGTTTATCGTTCAGGCTTTTCAATCTGGCTTCCATATCTTCCGGAGAGATAACACCCTCCATCGCCTTGTTGATAACATTACACATCATCTGTGCGATGTTTTTCATAAATGTAGCCTGTTCCTGAGGCAGACCGTCAGTCTTAAGACCGAAATCTTCAACTGTAAATTTCTTCATCTTCAATTAAAATTTTAATCATTATTACTAAATACCTTATTCAAAGGACCGAAGAAAGAAGTGCTTTCGGCGGCTTTTTTCTTAACATCATCATCCTCTTGCGCCCCGTCAGTTTTATCCTGAGTGTCATTCAACGGCTCAGACTTTCCGGAGAAGATGTTTGTGCTATTATCCTGCAACAAGGCGTTACTTCTATATACTCTTCCATAACATGCCGGACAACGGACATATGCCATGAAATTCTGTACCGATTTTTCAGTCAGTTCCTGACCTTCAGACTTGACAGAATCAATAAGTGCAATGACATCAGCACGCACTTCCGGTTCCAGCTTGTCTATCTCCTGGCTTACAATGCGGTCAGTCAACCATCTTGAATACATTGAAGCACTCTCAAGAACCTGCTGTGAGAATGTTACCTCCTTCTGCGAATCGTAGTCGAACTGGTGACCGCAATGAGGACAAGTAACCACGTTACCTCCATTTATTGCTTTAAGAAGTAGATTCAGTTCCATATCATATTGTTTTAAACGTTCCTCTGAATAATCAGTATTCCTGAACGCTTTCCGTACAAATTCAATGGCATCTTTAACCTGCTCGCTGGTACCTGACTTTAGATTGACAAGGAATGTCTGAGGATTGCTTCCCCAGCTTGTCAGAGTCGAATACTCGAACATCTTCCATTCAAGAACCTTACACGGGTCAGTCTCGTCACGCTTGATTGCTTTCACGCCGATAGAGTGTTCCAGCGTTCTGCCATTCTCCGCATACAGCTTGTAATCCGCCAATGTATCACGTCCAATCTGCTTCTCCAGGTTAAGCTGGCCAACCATGATCAGGTTTCCTTCTTTTTCTTCTCCATTGATTGGAACGCCAAGCAACTGGTCTGTACGGTGATTCAGAAACCATCTCATCCTGCCGATATTTTCCTTCAACGTTTTGTTGAAAGAACCAGGCATGGAAATATCGTTCTGTGAGTCTTTCACACCGATACCGTTCACAGCTACCGTTACGATACCCTTCTCATCCACATCATTCGCCTTCGTTCTGTACTGGAGGCTCTTGGTTTTCTCTTCCATTTTCAACTTCACTTTTTGTGTTAAGACTAATTACATTCTTTACTATCTCTCTCTCCTCGTCTGACATCTCATACAAAGTCTTGTCAAACATAGGTTCTTCAAATCTGCTTTCCTTGATTTGCGCCCTCCAGTCGTTTATGCTGATGAGGCCACTTAGGAACTGTTCCTTACATCTGGTATTAATAAGAGTTTTAACCTCCTCAGCTTCTTTAAGCCCCTGTTGCAGGCAATCAACATCAGAGAAATCGCAGTCCAAGTAATAGCCACCTTCCTCAAGACCAAGAAATGCAGTTAGCTGCTTGCAGAATTTCTTGGCCATCGGTATGATGGTAGATGTATATACAGCCTTTTCCGCTGTAGCCTGATTGCTGAATGTTGACTGGTCCTTTCGAGGAACAAGCACTGAAGGGATACCGTATGCTCCGGCTATCTGTATAGCGTCTGTCAAGGTTTCTTCAAATGGCTGCAACTCACTTATAGTAAGGTTTGTTCTTACGAATGACAAGGGAACGTCACTTAATCCATACGGAAGTCTACGCTGGTCCAGTCCGAACTTGCCGAAATGGCTGTCAAGTATTTCCTTCTTTTCATCTTCGGTCATTGCAGCAGTTCCGGCTTCATCCTTCTTATTGGATACCAAAAAACCAAGACCACCACGTTTAACGTAGATCACGTTTCTCGCTTCATATACAGCAAGAAGGTTGGAAATAGGTTTCAGATGAGCAGCCAATCGGCTCTGTGATTTCAGGAACCCGTTGATTGACATATATTCAGGTGATCCATCACGGTCATGCCATATCTGATATGAAGGAATTTCCATCGTACTCACATATCCGTAATTCAGCCGGTAACAACGGATAATATCATCTTCAGATGCTATTCCGAAGATTGGAATATCGGCACCGATGTTAGGCTCTACATTCACAAAATCAGCAGGAAGTTCCCAGAAATTGTCACACCATTTCCACTTAGGCTGGTTCTTGAATGTTTCTCCCATGGCTGCACGAAAGAAGGCATTTCCAGTACACAACTTGTACACAAAATGGGAATATATCAGCTCGTTCCAGGACATAAGGCAGTTGGGCTTTGTGAGAATCTGGTTCATTCTCTTGTTCTCCCAGACCACACTGTCGTCCTTTACCTTCTTCAATTGGAATCCGGAACCTGATATACGTGAAGCGATGTAATCAATCGGAAAGAATACTTCTGGAACAGAACGGAACAGTTCCATGTAATTATGACCGCAAACCAGTGGGGATGCGAATAACTCATGCACATCACATCGGTCAATATCACCACCCTTAGGCGTTGACACCGTCTGTGGCTCACTGGCCATTTTCAGACCGGCACAAGCTGGAAGTGTATCCTGTTTTATAATTGAATATCCCATAGTTTATCCTTATATGACAAAGATAAATTATGGGTATATACGATGTTAGAATTCAAAAAATCTTGAAATTTACAAGGAAAATAAAACAGAGCATAAACAACTAAATACCAAATAAATACACCACCAATCAGGTTTATCCTAATTTTATGATCGTATACGCTATACCACTCAGCAAGGCACTGGCTCCACTTATATTGTCCTCATTGTAGTCTAAGACTTCAGTTATGAATGACATATACTCATCATTCTCCATGCCGGTTTCAGATAAAAGGAAATATGACTTGATGAAATCAGACGTGGCAGCTATCCGCTTATCCATATCCTGATATTCCTTCTTGATCCTAACTTCCGGAAGTGTACTCCGCAGCTCTCTTGCCATCTGGAAATATGCAGGTGAGGATTCTACGATGTACGTTCCAGCATCATGTGAACAGATAACAGACTTCATCTCTTCAAGTGATGCAGTTTCACGCATAATGAGGTCAAGAACATGCCATTTGTTTCCACATCTGGCAACCTGGCACATATAGAACTTTCCTCCAACATTCGGCATGATGTACACGATCTTCTGCGAATATTGATACTCCACTGAAGGATTAAAGAATCCGAACACGCTTCTGTCAGAATACATGTTGCGCTTACGACGGCTCGAGAACTGGGAATACTCCTCGTACATGATGTCATGTACAACATATCTCAAAGTATCGGTAAGGTGCCCGTGTTCCTCATAGGACTGTTTCGTTACGCTGTCCTTTATCTTTGTCTTGAGGATTGCACCATTCGCATCCTTCTGTACACTCTGATAGTCCTCGATTGATACCCTGCATCCATCGTCTATGCTTATTCTGAGGCCGGGAAGTGATTTTTCAAACACGGCATTGACAAACTCACCTGTCATTGATACGGAAGGATTCTTGTTACCTACCTTATCCTCAACAATCCAGTTATCCTTCTTCAGTGTTTCAATAAAAAGGTCCATAAACGAACGCTTCTCATCATCAATAGTATTAGCAGCTTTGGCTGAGGCATCACCATGAAGGTAGATTTTATCGTCATACCCAAACTCCTGTAGTCGCTTGGATACCAGTTTTGCAGCACGCCTTGCGCTGTTGTTCGGGCTATCTGCCGTGGTCTCAGCAATCTGGTACATGTTCTTTCCAGTGCTCAGATCTACCTGCCAATAACTGACAGATATGTACGGCAGCACGTTGCTATCGACAGAAAGATGTACAGGTAATCCTGGGATGTAATGATACTCACCGCTATTCTTCCCGACATTGAACGAACCGAGGAACTCATTCCCGGTCTTTATTACACCCCATTCTCCCAAAGCATACACGTTGTAGTAGTCAGGGTCATGAATCCGGTCATGCTCGAAGTCCATCACACACTGCTCATCGTAGTATCCATACGTTCCATCCGGTGAACCTACAACCCAGAAGTTATTCAGGTATGTTGTCTGTATAACTACCATATTGGGAGGATATTCCTCAATTTCCTTAGTTACAGGATTCACTATTGAGCGTCCCTCGTTCATCTTCAAAGACTTCACCTTTGTCAGCTCTGAAGGTATTATCAGTCCGCCAATCTCTACAACCATAGGGACATCATGCAGTTTCTCGTTGTCCAGCCAGTCCTTCTTTATCCAGTGAGTTTCACTGATAGGGTTGAAGTCGGCAATAATCTGCTGCCCCCTCTTGCCACGCAGACGCTTACGGATCTGCTTCAGGTCGGCATACTCAAACTCGGACAACTCCTCAAGCTGAACCCTCTTGTAATTACTGATACCCTTAATCTTTTCCGGATCATCCAATCCTGAAAAATCTATCTTGGCTCCGTTATACAGGCACCGGATTACATTCTGGTTGAACTTGAAGTAATGTGTGATTCCTAACAATGATGCCGCTACCTTGTAATCCTCATATATGGTCTTGCTGATGGATGCTCCGACCTTTCTCATCACAAGCGTATTCTCTCCGTCCTGCAATGTCTGTATCAGCACGCACTGTGCTACGCTGAAAGACTTGCTCGATGACGAACCACCATACAGGATGATGAATCGAAGTGTGGCATCATTCAGATATTTCAGCAGGTAAAATGCATTCGGATTGAGTTTCTTGTGATTTATCAGCATAAATGTTCTATTATTTAGATTTTTGAGGCTACATTTTGTATAACCCTCGCAATTTTTCTCACTATATTGTTCTATTTTTTAGATTTTATTCATTGTCGGAATCAAAACCTATACGTATTTCGTTGACATTTCCTCCCTGACCACCGATGGAAATCTGCTGGGGCGCGTTCCATCCGTTCATACTGGCCAGCAATTTTGCCGCCTCTACCTTCCCGTTGAACTCATAACTTACCTTACCCTTGTCGTTACTTATCTTCTTCATTGCATTTCTCACACGCTTCGGCATCTGGCTGGGAGATTTCAGCTTTATTTTCCCGGAAACAGGGTCTACAATATACAAATCGTTCGGGTCCATCATGACAATATCCATGAGAACCTTTTCCACTTTATCACGGCTCACTTTCGATTCCTTGGCACGTTGCGACCTCAATTCTTCTATCCTTGTTGCAACCTTGTTACTTGCAAGCATCCTGCTCGCATTGCTCCAGATGGTTTCAGGCTGCATCTTTGATGCGTCATAGGCCATTCTGTATGCCTCACTTGCATTACCTTCACAATCAAGGTAATAATTGCAGAATTTTTCCTGCTTTTCCGTCAACTTTCTGTTGTTCATAGGCTAATGGTTATTAATGCCGACGATGCAGATAACCTGTTTCCGGTCCTTCAGCAAATCGTAGGCTGCTGTTAATGTACTTCCAGTCGTGCAGATGTCATCAAAGAGTATTACTCTCTGTTCCTTAATTGGCCGGAGAAGATAAAACTCAGGATTGATACGTGTCCTGTTGAGGCACTGCATGGCAGATTCATAGAATTTTATTTTCACCCCATGGGCAATTTTTTGGCAAATGTCAGTGGCGAAATGGTACTCTGTGATGTGCCTGCGCTTCGGTGTGGTGATTATGCACCATTCATCGTCCGGCCGTATCAATGAAAGTATCAGTTCCGTGGCGGAACCTGAAATGGTTTCTGCGCACTCACCCGAATTCTTGATTTCCTCAAGAGAAAGTCCTTCCTTCGTTCTACTGAATAGGGATATGTAATAAAACCCGCCCTTGCGGTGGATTCTTACTTTAGGCTGCATGTTGCAGAACCTTTCGTATTTCCTCCAGCCGCGGGCGGGTTTGTCCCAGTCATCAATCCTTATCTTTCTACCTTTCCTCACAGCCAAAAACCTTTGCTATCCCTTTACTGACTGAGGTGTAACCCAAAGGTACTGAAAAAATACCTTCATCAACAGATTGTTCAGGATTGTCGAATTCTCTCTTTTCGGAAACACACTGAATATCAACTCCATTGTATTTCCTCACCTCTTCCGCAAATTGAAGTATGGTACATGATTCCGGATTGACAATGTTGACCAGTTTCTTATCTGAACCTATCGCATATATCAACCCTTCCACCACATCATCTATGTAAGTGAAGCATCTGGTGTTCATTCCTCCATTATACAGGCTGACCTTTTCTTGATTCATCAGGACATAGAGAAGAGTTCCTTTCCGCTGGTCAGGGCCATATACGTTATGAAGGCGAACACCTGTAGCTGTCTTGCAATATAATGAAGCATACACTTCGTCGAAATGCTTGCTTACTCCATACATGCTTGTCGTGTTGCATGGATTTGCAGTGGAGGAGCTGGCATACACCAGTTTCACCCCGAACCGGTTACATCCATCAGCTATCGCTACGAATGAATCAATGTTGTCACGAAGTATTTTTTCATGATCCGAATTGAAAACACTGGTCTGTGCGGCAAGATGTATTACAGCATCTATTCCACCCCCGGCCAGAAGGCACGGAACGCCGGCAGCTTCAGTTCCACACACACGGTCGATTCCGACCACTTCAACACCACGATTTCTCAGACTCTTGCAGAGGGCCCTACCTATAAAGCCTTCACTGCCGGTAACGACAATTTTCATCATCACAATTTGTTTAGAATTTTACATAAAACATTCAGTATGTTACCAAGTAACATCACTATTATTATCAGGAGTGTGGTATCCTGCTCAACCTCACCGATGGAATAGAAGAACAGGACAGCCACAATCATCAATATTGCTCCTTTTGCCTGATAATGTTCCATCAGGACTTTACGTTTAGCAAGTATTCTTCACGGCTGATTGTCTTATAATTGGTTACAAGAACATGCTTGCCGGAATATAATTCAGATATGGTGTCCTCTATTTCATTAAGTGACACACGTTGATCATACTTCATGAATACCCTACCAGGAACACTGTCCACGACGAACGAAACAAAATAATATGTTCCATGCTCCCAGTAGAACACATATAGAATGAGAAATGAAACTACCGCAGAAGGTAGATATACCCATTCAAATGGTATATCAAAACCTCCTAAGATTACCAATGATGATAATACAATAGATACCATTACCAACTCACACAACTTGATGAGAAGGTCTAAAACATGTTTTTTCTTTGCTTTCATGAATCAAATTTTTATTTAATCAGTTTACAAAATTCACACACAATTAATTCCCAATCAATTACATTTTTACCCATTTACGCAACTATCATAAAAAACGATTCAGTACTTTCGCAGAAGCAGAAGCCAATCTCGCTTTTCGGGTGAAGTGTACCAAGTTGGTTCACTGATATTACCGAGAGCAAGATTTATTATGAAATCATTATTATACAGGCTTCTGCTCCGTATTATTTATGAACTTTACATTGAACAGGAAAATAAGTATCAACGAATCCAAATACTTTGGGATATAATATCTGAAATACTCTTTTAACCTTATGTCTAGGGGTACTTCTGTAGCCCTAGACTGGTACTAATTTACGAAGAATATCAGCAGGTTTCACAAAATGACAGAATCTTGAAAATAAGTAGTAATGAAAATTAACCGATTAATATTCACACATACATACATTTATAATATCTTTGCTATATAATTATAATTTAGTTTATATAAATATGTTTACAATTTCTATCAAAATCCAAGGAATTACTCAAGAGTTTACTCTTAATGGCAAAGATTTCAAATGCATAACTACAGAAGATGAGAATGAAGCTAATAAATATTTCAATCGAGAAAAAAATACTTTATTAGAATACTGTAATATAGATTATAAGGGGCAAGTTACTCTATGTAAAACAGAGTATTCAAGTGGTATAATCAAAACATCATATTTTGATTATATCAGATTTTCTTTAACTCCAGAACTTATACAAATATTAGAACAGTCTCAAATAATTAATGATTAATATCATAATTGCACAATAATGAAGGCTAATCCATTATTGTAATAGCCGCATTATTGGTCCCTATATTAAAATAAAATACCCGATAACCGCCACAAAGCTGTTACTGGGTATTCACAAAGCACTGACAAGGGCTGTCAGTAGGATTATACGTAGGTTAGTTATAGTCTATGTTTACATTCAATAGACCCAAATTAAATCCAATTCTATTTTATAACATATGGATATTTTAAATCATGAATATCAACAATATCCTTACACAAACTATCCAACGAAGGCATAATAAATGACCTTGTGATTCCTATTTTTTCAAGTTTGTTCAATATATCTCGTTTATACTGTGCAGGAACTACATATTTTTTATGGATATGTTTAATATTTTCTTTCCAAGGTTCCGGATACAGGACAAATAAGCCATTTTGATTTTTATACCGAACATCTGTCATACTAGGAACCAACAAAGTTATTTCAGGAAATGAAAATATATCATCTGTATTTTCATTAAAAATCCTTCTTGAAAATGGATAACTTTGATAAACAACTCCATTTTTATCAAAATTTGAACAACATGCAAAATATAATGCTATCAAAGGATTATAAGTCCAATCAAGAAGTCTCGTGGGAAGTCCATAATGTTGTGCAAGAAATAGAAATTCCTTATCATTTCTAGGACGTGCATCTGTGAACATTGAATATTTTCTTTTAAAGTCATCAAAGATTTCCTTCTCATATATTTTCAATACACTCTCCTGGCCTTCTTTAAATCTCCGCCCAATAGAAGGTATCAATTTATATTCAAAAGAAGACTGACCCCTGAAAAAATCTGTTTCAGGAAATCCATATTGATAAGACATAAAACTTTCTAAAGTTTGTATTGTATATTCTTCCATCATTCTTAATTCAATATTAATTTAACTATTCATAAAACATTATCGCACTAATCTAATTGGCAGCTTAAAACCGCGAAATACGCCAATTTTAGAATTAGTGCTAGAAGTGAGACATGCACTCGTTTTATAATTAGCCTCATTACAATTTAACAAGCAAAAATAAGAAGAATCTTGATTCATAATAACATTAAAACCAATCTTACCAGTTTTATTAAAAGTCATCATAGTGCCATTAACACCAAGAAAACACACACCAATATATTGGTCAAGATTATCCTTGAAACCTTTTCTCAAACAAGTTGATATCAATTCATTATATTGTTCTATTGTTGGTATTTTATATTGCAAAGCTTCTTCATAAGTAATATAACAAATTTCTCCATTTTCATCTTTTACAAAATCAGAAGACCACAAAGTTCCACTCGGCAAACCAAGATTTACAAATTCTGCATCTTCACATTCAGTTTTTATATTTTCTTTACAACTCTTATAACCATCTTTAAATCCATCTACGTATGCCTGTGAAATGGCCTTTGTTATAGCTTCATTGGCTTTCCCCTCAGCATAAGAGTTTGCTATTTCCTGAATATCCATGTTAGTTCAAATTATCATAGTTCATACTTGCTACAAACTTCGTAAGTTTAATTTGAAAGAACAAACTAAAAGAAAGAATTTTTAGTCAAATTTCGGAAATTCCCAAAATCCTAATTTTCCTTTCACCTTATCGATAGGCTTATCAAACAGTATCGCATCCTTCAGTACCCAGTTCCAGCAACCTTTCTCTGCCCAGACGGATGGATGGTTCTGAACGCAGTCGGCTATTACCACGCTGCCGATGATAGCACCATTCGGAAGATACTCATTATCTCCGTAAAGTTTATTCTTGTGAGGAAATACTTTCTTTAACTGCGTTTGTGTTAGTGCGCTCCATCCATCCTTTACTGAATTCTTTGAAGCATGCATAAGCACTCTTTGGCCGATATACTTCTGAGGACACTTCCATGTCCGGTTCTCGATGTCCTTGATACCGTGAGCGATTAGGCTCGCCCACGGCTGTTTGATAGATAATGCTTTCATAAATTTGTTTTTCATTATAAAAATTGCTATACTTGCGAAAATTGTATTTATGCTATACAAATATGTGTGTTTATGGAAGAAAACAAAATGTTTACGATTGAAAATATTAACAAGGAACGCGAACATGTGGAGAAACTTTTATATTCAAAATTCAATTTCTTCATATTATTCTTTACGCTATTTTTAGGATTAGAAATAACTGCGGCAACAACTAATACAATATCTTGTGAAATAATAAGATGTTTACTTTTATCTTTCCTGTTAATAATAAGCATTATTATTTCAGTAGGAATTTCATGCACATTATTCCGAGGTAAAAAGATATTAGAAAATATTTTGAACTACAGAGATAATCATGACGAATTCGCTAAGGAATTAAAAATGAAAATAGGTCGAGGATGTACTAATGTCATAATGTTTTCTGTAATTCCAATATTTTGTACTTGTACATTGGCCATTATTCCTTTAGGATATATAATATTCTATTTAGTTCAAAAGTGTCAATAATCAATTACGGTTAACATTTTATCTTTTCATAAAACATATCCAATGTGTATTTGAGAGTTTCCCTGATATATGACCGAAAACAGGTTTTTCAGGTGTCAACTTCAAAATCTCAGAAACCTTTACATCTGTTTCATTCCACTTAAAAATCAGAAATCCACCTGATTTTAATACCCTGAAGCACTCTTTAAAACCTTTTGAAAGCATATCGCGCCAATTGGAATATAACGCTCCATATTTAATTTGCTGGTAACCAGTCGGCATAGCTTTTTCGCTAAGAGAACCATACATATCAACCATTTTAGATTTCTTTCCCCAGCTATAGACTAAATGAGGCGGGTCAAATACAACCATAGAAAATGTACCATCTTCGTATGGCATGTTGGTAAAATCACATTGAACATCTGGGTTAACTTCAAAAATCCTGCCATCACAAAGAGTTGTCTTTATTTTGCGAATATCTTGAAATAATACCCTATCATCAGATTTGTCGAAATAAAACATCTTGCCACCACAGCAAGCATCCAATATTGGTTTCATAATTTCTCCTTTCCACCTATCCCAGCAGCCACCACATGACTGCCAGGAACAGGTAATACAATTTCGTTTTACTCATTTCCATTCATTTTCTTATCCATCCATTCAACAGCATCCTGTATGGATGAAACTTTCTTAAACTCACGGGTAACACAGAACGTCATATATTCACAGATAATTTCTCCCTCATCATTAAAGTAGATGTTGTATGCCCCAGTACTATTTGCTCCAGTACACGGTATCTCAAGTTCCAAAGCCTTCAATGCTTTTTCAGCATCACAAGTGAAGTAAGCATATATATCATGCGAAACCTCCTTGCATCCGGTCAATTTGACAATGTTAGCCATTTTCTTTCCTCCTTTTTTCTACAAGTTGTTCAAGTCTCTTTTCGCACTCAGCACATTCCAGTTTCTTGCGCTCCAGTTTCTCCCGGAACTTAACTAATTCCTCGTCCGTATCCTCGTCAAAGAACAGGTTGTTCTGACGGTTGTGCTCGATGTACTCATTCATCCTACGTTCTGCTTTTGTTATCTGGGCTTTGGCGGAAATTAACTTAGTAAGGCATGAATTTAATTCAAGACTTTCTTTAGAACGCTTATCATAGTGATACAGACTTATACCAATAATCTGTTTTGGATATTGGCACTGCAATTTCGCCATCCTCCATCTGATTACCCATTGGTAGCGGAAATACATTTCACGGGGAAGGTTGTAGTGATAAAGGCTAACTTGTTTATCTGCATATCCGTAATAAAGAGTGACTTCAACCCATCGCTCAACCTTCAGCTCCTTTTCAGCTTTGGCCAAATCCTTTGCGAACTGATAAAAATCACTCAAACTTTCCTGCTTTCCCATATCATTCAAATTTCAATTCAAGTTGGCTACTTGGTTCTTTATAACCAGGATTGTCCAACATGAAAGCCTTCCGTAAAACTTCCGCAATCTTTTCACTCATGGCCTTAGAAACATTGTTCTTGTCTGCTTCGCTGTTAATCAGCAAGCATCTTTCAAGGCTTCCGTTGATAGGTTTCTCATCGAAGAATAAGCTGTATTCAGTGAATATCCGATTTTGCTGTTTACCTTCCTTTTCTTCTTCATCAGTCTGGTACCGCTCAAATACGGTGTCTTGAATTGTTCTCAGACACCTTTGTCCACGGTCACTCCTGCATCCCTGTATCTCGTTCTCGAACATGACCGACAAGGCACGCTTTTTACGTACATTACCAAGTTTAGCCCATCCGTAATATACTTTTAAACCTTTCATAATCAATATGATTTTACATCATGTAAATCATAACCGGACATTATGCCTTTAATGATCAATTCCTCAACACTACATCCTTGATTAGATGCAAGTATTTTTCCAGCGATTTCCCCAGCACGCTGTTCAAATGACTTACAGTCGTCCGGAAACGTTATAGTACTGATTCTTGTACGATAATCCTTGCCATCAACTGAAACCTGCTGTTCGATGCTAATATCACAGGCATTGCATTTGACAGATTCTTGTGCAAGCCTCATTCCAAGATACTGAACAAATCCAATAAAAAACACACTGGAAACATCATTAAGGCAATCCTCTATTTTCTGAGACATTCCGGCATTGAACATCGCTCTTGCAAGCTCTTCCCCACTATCCTCTCCTCCTTCAGAGAGATAGTTGTCATAAGCATCTTCGAAATTATCCATATTATAACTCATTTTTTTCTGACATTTTTTTGATAAACAACTTAGCAGAGTAATTGAGGTATGACTGCCAGCATCCATTATAGCCAGACCATCTGAAACCGTTTTTCTTCAGTTCATCCCTGACTGATTGGTCAGGTTTACCATCAAAGAAGAGCTGCATCCTGTTTTCTGGATAGTTCTCTACAACTTTTACATCCCCGATGTAATATTCCTTGTTTTGCATGCTTTTAAGAGTCTTTGCCTTCTCAAGCTGTTGTTTAACTCTTCTGATATTGGCTCCGTTATTTGTAATGGAACATGATGCAAATCCAATTTCACCGAAACAGTTAGGTTCAAACAGTTTTCTGACTTGGCTCTCAGTTAAACCAAGCTCGACAAGTTGCTCATGCTTTTCCAATTCAGTGATTTTCTTTGAACGAATAATCTTATTCGCGGATTTCATTAGTTCCTGAACTCTTTCAAGTTCCTCCAGCTTATTTTCCAGCTTTTCTACGGCTTTATCATCATCAAGATGGATAGTTGTATCTTTTCTACCGTTGAGGCTCTGTCAGCCCAATATTCGGCCCTTTCCGTGTGTTTTACAGACTGCCCCATGGTATTCCATATCTTTTCACGGTAGAGTCTGTCTGCCGCGCCATGTACTGGTTGCCCAAAGGGTATTGCTTCCCCCATTTTCGTACTTTTCTCATAGGCATTCTTTGCCCTTTCCGCTGATTTTGCAGAAAGTTCACGGTATCTTTCTGCTCGAACGCGGTTACGTTCATCTCTGTCCATAATGTTAAACTATTTGGTTTGACTTTTATTTTATTACACTATAAAGTTAGTGTTTTTCAGCAAGTTAAGCAAACATAATCTTCGCCATTTTTACGCCATTTTCATCCTTCTATATCTGTCTGAAGTACATATTCTGCAATAGGACGAATATGTATAATAGACCTTATCTCCTCTTATAATTTTCTTAGGGTAAAACCACCTCAGAGGAAGAAACTTTCCGCAAACGGAGCAACGTCTTAATGTTACTCCGTTTTCCTCACGGACATTATGACGGACATGATTCTTGACAAGAGTGCAATTCATACATTTTTGATCCTTATCTCGGAACGTCCTACACCAGTGTAAAGATCGCTCTCCACATTTGGCAAATCTTTTGCAACTCGCAATTGGAATAGGTAATATGCTCATATCTTTTTCAAGTTATCAAAATCACTTCCATACAGAATGTATACGCCTCGCCTGCGAAGTTCGGATACAAGTTGCTCGTTTGTGTATCGGGCAAGCCGTCCATGAAGTCTGTCCTGCTTTCTTCTTTCCGAAGTGTGTCTGCTTTCACATAGCCGGCATCTGCTGGTGTAATGAGTGCCGGATTTCGTTTCATAGGCACGGAACTTGCTCTCCGGCAGGTTCCGGCCACACTCGATACAAACTTTCATGCTGCACACCTCTTTCTTATCTCATTCATATTCTTCTGCATAATTTTGAGAATTTGCTTATGATAGTCACTATCGTGGTTACAAGCGCCACGAGACTGTACTATTCGGAAAGTATTAAGGTTGACCTCAATAGTTTCTAAGCGTTTCCCGTTCTTCTTTGCGGAAAGCACAAGGCTGCCTTTTCTTGCATAATATGCGCAATTGTACACGCAATGATGCATTGCCTTCCACTCCAGATAATACTGGGTTACACTCTCAAGGGGAGCAATGACAATTCCATCCTCCCTGATTTCCATACCGAGAAATGGTTGAATTTTCTTCCAAAATGTTGAAATATCTTCCTTGAGCTTTTTCTCTCTCTTCATATGTTCTATTCGTTCACGCTCCAATCTTTCTCTGGCTTCTATTTTTTGCTTTCGTTTCAGTAGTTTATCATGTGCTTTCTTTAAATTCTTAGGACAGACATAATGGGCATTATGGGTGTCAAGGTGGAAATAATCAAGTAGACGTAAGTAGTCATCATACATGGAACCATCCTTGATAATATAGCCATTACGATTGCAAATATTCACTGTCCATGGATGGGACAGCCAGTTATGCTTCATCGCAAATTCAAGCATACTATACTGCTTTGTCTTCAGTAGCATTTCAGCAAAGCCACTTTCTCCAAGAAGCCCACGTACCAACCTTGCCGGAGTAACGCCATGGAAAGAAGTACGAAGGCCATTTCTTCGTAGTATAGGGAGCAGCTTTACTTTCGGATATACACATCCATTGATATCATAATCGCGATATGAGTAGTAAGTTGTTGATCTTTTAAGGCTCATTGGTTCTGTATATATCCAAGTATTACTCATATTCATTGGCTTAGCCATAATAGTCTCCCTGCGATCCTCAGTTATCCACTGCTGGCATACCTCCTCAACATGATACCACATATCTCCCATATTAGTAGTTTTGTGTTTTCCGATCTCAACATGTCTGAGCACCTGAAAATCGTCAACGGCAGTGACGATCGTCATGTATTCATACTGACGTAATTTCTTTTTCCGGCTTGACTTTATCTCAAGTCGCTCACCACAATAAGGGCAGCGTATGTAACCTTCTTTCTGTCCGGTTGTGTCTATCCACAACCTTCCACATTCACTGCACCACATTTCATCCTTACAGCGGTAAGCGTTATGAATAAAGCAATGCTTCTTTCCCCACCGTATCTGGGCTTCTGTAATAGCTGGCAGCTTACTGCTCAATTCGGCTACCAGCCTTTCGCGTTTCGTTCTCGGCTTCATGGTTACATTTCATCAAGTAAGTCCATTAAACTTTCTGCCTTAGAAGCCTCTTCCACTTTATCAGATGATTCCTCAGATACAGAAATGGCAGATACTTCACACTCTGGAACATTATCAGGGGCCTTTATTTCAAGTTCGTCAAAATAATGTACAGCAAGACCAAAGACCTCATCGTCGGCCATGCATACGCTACTGCCTCTCTTTCTTGCTTCAGAAAGTATATAGTTAAAGCAGTCATCAATAGTTTTCCCACAATTATTATACTTTTCTGCAAAGACAACGTCTTCTTTTGCCTTTTTATCAAGATGATTCTTGATTATCATCTTAGCATCACATTTATTACTCATGATTCAATATTTTTTGGTTTGACTTTTATAAAACAAGAATGCCACGACTATGCGTGGCATCCGGTTATACAAGATTATCGAACAGCCCAGGGATTCTGGGTTCCAAAGCTTCAAGCTCGTCCCTGAAGAACTGCTCCTTTGTTCTTCCCATTTTCTTACCCTTTCGGGTATGTACATCATAAGTATACGGAGGAATCATTATCGGGCTTTTCCGGACATCCTCAATCCACCTCTCAACATCTATCAGATTTCTGTCATATATGAAGTTCTGCAGGTGGTCAGCATCCCTGCACTTACGACATTCACATAGTAGTATTACAGCCTTGCTGACAAATATCCTTCCCTTATCCTCAGTTCCACCTTTACTTACAAGTTCATGCCCTTGCCATAAGGATTCAATTTCAGACGTAATAAGTCCATAGCAATCTTCAGCAGAGATCGTATATAAACGTTTCCACACATAATCCTTATAACCACTCGTCCATAACTCGAGAGCAAAGTATCCGGCTACGGCAGTATCAGCTCTTCTTACAGCCTTTTGCATAGCTGAAGATGCTTCAAAAAAATCATATCCTCTAACGGTTCTAATAATCATAACAACTTGTCTTTTATTATATTACATCAGTAAAGTTAAATCAGATTGTCAAGTTTTGCAATCTAAAACTTCGCCATTTTACGGCCTTTTTTCAGTACTTAAACTTGCATGTTATATTGTACTGAACAAGCTGTTTTGTCTTATCTTTACCGTTATTGGTTGAACCTTTCAAGTTGATACTGTCACCGAAATGCTTCTTGATTAACATGATCGACCGTTGTTCCTCAGCCTGGTTCCGGAATGCAGCAAGACCTCCTGAATTGACGAAGGTGGATTTCTGCTCGAAGTTGTATCTAAGGTCAGTAAGTATCTTCCTTTCCTTGTACTTCATGTAACAGGAAATCCAGAAATCTTCCTTGAGCCTCAGTTCCTCATTCCACCATGTATTCTTGTTGTAGAATACACCGTAAGAACATCCGGTTATCATCTTTGACAACGAAAGAAATGCAGTTTCATCATACATTACTGGAGATATGCGTGCGGTGAACCCGAACAGATGCACACCCATCATATCAGCCATCTCGGCAAGGTTGAAAATGATACGGGTTATCTCGTTCTTGTCCTTGATCCTCGATGGCTCGCCTTTCTCTACGCAGATAGATTTGCAGGCGTGAACATCATCGTCAAGCATAAACAGGCTCCTGAAATGCTTCGCCATCCAGTTACGTTTCGGGATGAGGCCGATAACATCGTCAGGATGGGTGACTATCTCACAGTCCGGATTGAACTGGCGGTACAGGTCCGCCTGACTCTCTGCAACGCAGATTATAGGATCGTTCACAAGTTTTTTTGCAAAAACCCTGTCGTGTCTTCTATGACTTGGTATTACGATTCTCAATTGCATGGCGTACATCCTTTATATCGACAACATTGCTCTTGCTAACTTTCCCGGTCTTGTAACTCTGCATATGCTGCATGTCAAGTGCCTCACGCAGCCAGTTGCTGTCCACCTCGTTGGCAGACATGATGATAAATAGCTCATATTTCTCATCATACTTGGGAATTAATGGATAGACGGCGGTTTCATCCGTTATGGCTTCGAAACGCTCCTTGAATTCGTCCTTTTCAGGCTCCGGAGCAAACTCTATTCCCCAGTCCTGAAGCTCAGACTTATCCCAGTCGTTCATCATTACATCCATATCGTTCTCACCGAATGATACGTTGTCCTTTGTCGCATATTCACGCAGTTTCTTTACAGGAGTATCAGGGCTCAGGACCTTACAAGGCAGTTCCTTGTAACCAAGTTCCTTGCAGGCCCTAAGCCTGAGATTGCCACACACCACAATATATCGTTCACCCAAAGGATAAACTATGAGTTCACGTAGATTAAGCATCTCAGGACTGTCCTCTATGCTTTTCTTCATCGCGTCATAACGGTAATCCCTGAAGAACCGGGGATTCTTCGGAAGGCCATCAAGCTGGCCCTTGTTGAAATCCAGCAGACTGACCTGGATCGTTTGAAATTCAAATTCTGTCATATACCAACTATTTAATCAACAACACTCTATTCAACATCACACGATAGCCGGTAACACACTTAGTCTGTACGATAGGAATTAAACTCCACCTTATCCTTCAATAGCTGTTCGATGTCACTGCACCCTATCTTCTCAAGATATGTTAGCGTAGCTATTATGACATCTGCGGCTTCTTCCTCTCGTTCACTCCAGGATGGGATATGATTGCTTCGCTCCTTACCAGCTTCAGCCAGTTCCCTCCATTCTGACGATATGGCCAGTGCAACAGCCTTAGGAGAAGTCGTTTCTGTCATTTTTTTTCTCTTCAACGCTATTTCAATACATCTTTTTGCAAGTCTGTTAAGTGTAATCATAATTCTAAGTTATTGTTATCGAACTACATTGATAATCACATATGATCACTTCAAGGAGCATTTATTTTTTCCATAGTTATACCATAAAAAGAGAAAGATTCAGGCTTTCTCAAGTTCATCCAATTTGCCTTTTAAAGAAGATTCCTTCTTCGAATATGAATCAAGGATTTTCTTGTTCATCTTCGAGAATTCATCCGGATATTGCTCGGAGAATATCATGATCTGACATCTCCTCATGTAATCGTAGAAATTCACATCGTTACTTGTAAGATTCTCACGGATGAATTCACGATACCAGTGCATCCTCTCTGACTGGTTGTTTTTCACGTAATCAATCCAGCTCTTATCCTTAGCATCGTACTTCTTAATGCCGATGCTCTCAAGATAATCACTGCTACATCCCCTCAGGACCATGACATCGAAAACTAACCTTTCGTTCAGGCTGAGTTCCGAAGATTTGGTCGGATAAGACTTCTTGCTCTGAGCCCATTCCCTCATCGTCTTGGCGGCATTCTCGACAGCTATCTCCTTGTTCCGCTGCATCTGCAATTTGATTTTATCAATCTCGGCACTTTTAACATCTACAACAGCACATGTACTTGTAGCTGTATGCTTCTTTACGTAGTAGAACTTGACTGAATAATACAGCTTACCATATCCGTTGTTAAACGATATGCAGCGGTATATCTTATTCTCAGACAGCATTCTGGCAACTCTTTCGTCATCTTCCTTGTAAAAGCATTCAGTATCGAATACTTCATGAGGTTCCACGACTGCAAAACCAGCATCCCTAATCCTCTGAAGGAACTCATTGTTCTTTCTTTTCAACTCATCATTCCAATATGGTTCTGGAGAATTGAATATGACAACGGACTTGCCAAAATCCAATGAATCACCTTCCTTAACAAGGATGCCAGATTCCTGCATTATCTTGTAGAATATATAATCGCTCTCTTTCTTCCTTAGACATTCAGGGTTCGTACATTTCTGCTCCTTGCCTTTCATCTCGTAAAACAGACAGCTGTAATTAGCAGTATTATTACCACAATCAGCGCATTTTGGATATGAAGAGCTGAAACCATCTTCATCAATGAACTGGCATGAGGTTATTATACCGAACTTATGATCAACGAAACGCTTGATTTCATTAACAGATGAACCATAAGGATAACTGTCATAATACCCCTTCTGGTCTTTTTCTCCCAATTTGGAAAGGATCATTGCTCCAGACAACGGAAGGTCATCGCTTTTAATGAGTGCCTTTAGTTCAGGTATAAGACCATTCAACTTGATTCTGTCAAGGACAAATCGGTTAGACTTTCCGAATTTCGCTGCGATATCATCAATACTCTTTCCGTTTTCTGCAAGCAGGGAAAAAGCAAGAGCTTCCTCTACAGGATCTACATCCTGACGTTGCAGGTTCTCAGTGATCATGGCTTCGAATGCTTCATCATCACTCATGTCACGGATAATACATGGTATTTCATTATATCCATTCAGCCTTGAACCTATCTTTTTATACGCCCTGAAACGTCTCTCGCCGCATACAATTTCATACTGAGGCTCTATGCTGATAACTTCTGCGGTATCCTCATCAATCTCATCATAGCCTTTACTCTTCAATCTTACAGTAATTGGCTGTAGAAGTCCTTGCTTTTCGATGTTTTTCGCCAGCTCCTCGATTGCTGACTCATCGAATGTTTTACGAGGATTTCTCGGTGATGGACTTATCTGTGTCACCGGAATATCCATTACTTCAATCATAAATATTTGACTTTTATTATATTACATCAGTAAAGTTAAATTAATAATTCAAGTTTTACAAACAGAAACTTCGCCATTTTACGGCCTTTTGATAATTGAAAAAAATTGCCTTTCTGCTGCTTCTTCGAATACCTTAAGATGTTCATTCTTGACATCTACGATGCAATGTCCATTGATGGTAAGATGTACATTCTTCCAGCCGAAGTATCCGCATATTTCATTCTTTTTCATCAGACCTTTTTTCAGAAACTTGATTTCATATTCACCTGCGTTCGTTGTCATACTTTTCAAGTTGTTTTTTCTGCTTTTCAAGTTTTTTAGCCTTCATAAAGGCAAGTACCTCGTCAGACCTTCTAAGAGCTTCCTGAGCATCCTTATCGCCATTGGACGCAAGCAATTTCAGTTGATTACGGTAATTATCATAAAACAAGCCTGACTCTTCCTTCTGACGGTTCTTGTGTTCATTGTACGATATTATGTCAGCCTTAGCGCATCTTTCACGATTGTATTGCTTCAGCCATCCCATAATAACGGAACCGTCCAGCCTGTTATATATATCACCGTACTTACCTTTCATTCCATTCCGGAATGCCAGCTTCAGATCATCAACTTTGAAGTACGGATATTCCTCGATAATCAGGTCTGTGGTGATGGCAACCTGAGTATCGTTCATCGTGTTTGATGCGTTGAAAAACCCGACAACCTCTGACAGGAGTATCACAACAATTGCACGTGCATGATTTTCTCCAAACTCCTTGAGAACAATACCAAGTGACGGTTCTTTTGAAGAGAATACATCTTCCACACTACGTGGTTTCAGATCCTGTAAGTATTGCTTCGGCGAGGTCTGTAAGACGACTAACCGATTCTTTTCTGCCGATTGGGCTGCTTGTATTTCCTTTTTCGTCATAATTACCCTCCAGAATTTTTGTAAAGTTTGCAGCCTTGAATATCCAGTCGAAATCGCATTTCCAGTTTCTGTCATTACATCCTAACAGGAAAGGGCTGGCAGCGACCTTCTTCAATACGATGAACACGGTTTCCTTGTCGTACTGGGCTATTCTAGCTTTGACAGCCTTCCGTCTTGATTCAGTCATACTTACCACCATTGACAATTTACCTCGAAATGTTGTATTGAAGTATTCCTGTAGTCTGACAAAATCAACATGTTCAACTTGCGGATGAGGCTGCAAAGAAAGCTCGTCTTTCTTTGTATCTCCTTCAGGAGATATTTCTTTCTTATTCTCTTTACTTTTATTTACTTTACTCTTATTTACTTTACTTTGTGTACTTCTGACGTCAGTAACTTGGTTTTTGACATCCGAAACTATATTTCTGACATCTGGAACCATGTATTCTTCAATATATACAATGCTTTCTCTTTTATAAACTGCGGATTTAAATCTTTTCTGAATGCCATAAGAAGTAAGGACCTGATACTTTTTATATATATTCTGGTCAAAAAAATCCACTTGCAGAGCCTTTAATATAACTTCCTTTACTGCGCCCTCGGAAACCCCAACAGTGTCAGCAATAACAAAAGGCAAATCTTCATCCCACAAGATGTAATACCCATTATCTTTATAGATATTACACAGCAGGCAGATTAGTATGGAAGTAGCCTGCGAACCGCAGGCTCTCGCAATCTTTCTGATCTTTATATCTGAGAAAAAATCAACATCGAAAGGGAAATAGTCAATTCCCTGTTTGACTGGTCTGGCCATAAGTACCTCCTACTTTCAGAACTCTATCGGCGTTACCTCATATTCAATCCGTGGCTCCTTCTTGTCGATGAACTTCTGAATATCTATGTGAACACAATATCTGTCATTCTCTATTGTTTTGGTCAACTGTAGACAGTCAAGAAGAATTTTCAACGAGTTATCAAGATCGGGGCGATTGCTTGAATAATATATCTTGGCTTTCAGCTTGAAATACCCCTTGACCATCCGTCCCCGTTCTGGGCACTGGATATAGAAGTTCTTTTCATACTCAGTAAGAACCTTCTGTTTAGCCAGCTTTGCATGGCCACTGACATTAACAATCTTATAACAGTTACTCTTACTTGGTATCTGCCCTCTTATTACATACATAAGCTATAGTATTACATTGGTTAATTGTTTTCCGTTTGTCTTGATCATCCACTCACCTTTCTTTGGCTGCTCGACTCTAAGTTCTTCAACCTTGCCGAATGTCTTTAAGTTACCGCACAGGTCAATAACCCATCCCTCTTTCCCTGGATATGGTCTGATTACACGTCCTATCATCTGATAATAGAGCGACAAGGACATTGTAGGACGGCAAAGAACAATCGTGTCAAGTTCAGGATAATCAAATCCGGTAGTAAGTACCCCACAATTGGCAACAACTTTTATCTTACCTGCCTTGAAGTCGGATAATATTTTCTCACGTTCTTTTTTAGGCGTTGTTCCACTTACAACTGCACTATCCGGGATTTCATGCGTCAGCATTTCAGCTTCCTTCACAAACCTTGTGAACACAAGTATTCCACGCCTTGGTATTCCGCTTTTCGGCCTCAGAAGCCTTCTTACCATACTGATTAGATAACCATAAAGGTCAACCCTTTCAAACTCTTTGGAAAGACTCTTATCGTCAAAGTCAGCACCGGTAGAATTTCTACTGACATTCACAAGCTCTATCTTTGTCAAGTCGTAATATTTCAACTTGGTAAGAAATCCCCTGGCAAGCAAATCACTGACCTGACAATAGTAGATTACGTCACTGAAAACCCTCGGCCGTGTACGTGTAAGAAACTTCAGCATGGCTCCATTCATCGTATTGCACAATCTGTACGGAGTAGCCGTAAGACCTATAACACGCCTTTCCGCATCAGCGAAGAAGTCAGCATACATACCCTCCTTGGCATTTACCAAGTGACATTCATCAATAAGCACATATTTGAAATGCCTGAAATCGACATATGATTGTATACGCTACCGATCGTTGCGAATGTTATCCTGTTTATGTCTTTTCTTCCAACAGAAGCAGAATAGCACCCAGCATCAATAATACCGTATGTCTGGAGCTTTGCAAAGTTCTGTTCCAAAATTTCCTTATTAGGCTGAAAAACCAGTAAAGGTTCATTGAGTCTTGCTGCGATGTCAGCAATAATGAGGCTTTTCCCTGCACCAGTAGGCAATATCATAAGATAATTCTTACCTCCTTTCAGCCGGTAATGAGCTATTGCGGCGTTACTGGCATTCTGCTGATAATCTCTTAATTGAAATTTCATATACTGATTATTCCTTTATGAACTTTTTCATGGCAGGAAGCGCACAATGTAACAAGGCAATCAAGATGCTCAAGTTCCTTCCCAACGATTGAAATTCCGTTCACCTTATATGTTTTGTGGTGCACTTCCAAAGGATAGCGTGCACCGCAAATCCTGCATTTATGTCCATCCCTTAACCTGACATTCCTTGCAACCTTTTCCCAATATGGATTGTTAAGAGAATGCACATAATCGGACTTGCGGCCACGCTTATGCTGTAATCTACTCATCTCCTACAGCTTCGTTGAATTCTTCTTCTCCCATGACATCACTTTCATCATCAGGAATCAAGTCGTGTTCCTTATCAAACTCTTCATCTGAAGGTTTTTCAGGAGCAGGGAAATCCAATCCGAACAGTTCCATCATTGCAACTCTGTTCTTATCTTCCTGAGCCCATAATGATGATTTGTCATAGGAAGGAATTTTATCAGCTTTTGCAAGTACAACCTCACCGTTGAGAATGGAATAATACAGGAAATATCCATTCAATGCTATGCGGAAAGTCTTTGTAGCCGGAAGTTGCTTTTCCTCTGTTCCTTCCTGTACTTTTGCAGCGTAATCCTTAATCTGCTTGCTCAATGAATTCAACCTTTCCTCAGCATCCGTCTTGATACGTTTTGCCTCTTCCTTAGCGTTCAACAAAGCATTTTCAGCCTCAGGAAGTTCCTGCTCTACAAGCTTGCAGTATTTTCCACGAAGGTCTGATTTCTCCACGTCATCCATGTAACGAAGCGTTATCTCATTTTCAGGAAACAACGCATTGAAGTGCTCATTTACAGCCTTCAGGATGTCTTTTTCACTTTGTGCTTTCTCAAATTGCAGCTTCAGAGGAAATTGTTCCCGAACTGCTTCCGGAAGAACGAATTTCAATTCTGCCGGTTCGTAATCTTTAATTATTGCCATATTAATATTTGTTTTCGTATTCGGCTGCAAATGCCGAATAATATTGGTCTGTCGGTAATGGTAGCTGTATTCCGTATTCTGTCATTATATCAGCCTTTACAGCATCCAGGAAATGTGACATCTCCATTGAACTCAGTCCCTTAGTACCTCTTGCAAGTTCCATTCTCTCACCTTTCGGAGTTATGACCATTTTTGTCAGGAACTTCTTGCAATACAAGTCATGTATCGTTTCCACTCCTTCCTTTGTACTCCAGTATGCCTCACCGGTGAACTCCCGCAAGGCACCCCCCACACACCTGAACCACATCCACATCAGTGCGTTCTGGTCCAGCGTCCTTGGCTTGGTTTTTCTCTTTATTGTAAGAGTGTATTCCCCATTACGGAGAAGGCTCAACATGAAATTGAAGTCCTTGTCCATGGTCGCCTTTCCGTCCTTCTTGATTATCGTAGCATCCATGATTATCTATATGGTGGTGGGAAAGGTAAATCATCTGCTCCTGAAGCTGGAGGGAACTGCTGTGGTTGATTGTACTGCTGATAGTGCTGATATTGCTGCTGCGGTTGTGGTTGCGGAGCAGGTTGCTGAGGCTGTTGCTGTTTTACCACGAGCATTTCCATATTATCAGCAAAAATATCAGTCACATATCGCTTTACCTTGTTATTGTCCTCGTAACTACGTGTTCTGATTTTTCCCTCAACGTAAATCTTGTCACCTTTATGCAGATATTTTTCAGCAACTTCCGCAAGACCTTTCCACATGACTATGTTATGCCATTCAGTCCTGTCAGGAACCTGAGTACCATTCTGCAATGTATACCCCTTTTCTGTTGTAGCCAGAGTAAACTGGCAGACCTTGGAGCCACCATCAAGTGCTCTCACATCCGGATCTTTTCCGAGATTTCCGATTAATTGTACTTTGTTAAGCATTTATTCCTCCTTCCTTAATGTTATTCTTATTGATGCTGCTGTTTCAGTTTCCTTGATGTATTGTTTATACAATTCAGGATGATCCGATTGAAACCTCTTAGTGTCGAACGACTTCTTTATTCCGGCTGGTGTTACGGTAGCCTTCAATATCCCTGTGTCCCACGACTTGACATCGTGTTCAACCATTGCACGTTTCAACGAATCTTTGAAACCATCAATGAACGGCTGTATTCTCTCAACTTCCGCTACAGCTTCAAGATATTTGTCAATTACATCCTTTGGCAATAGCTGTACTTCATCTTTCTTGTGTTCAATTGCGGTTTCGGTCTCAAGGTAACTTATACCCTCAACCTCGCACTGCATAAGCCTCTTCACCTCATCGTCAGATTTTCTTTTCAGAGGGATAAGCTCATACTTCTCGTTATACAGCCATACTCCATAGAGGCAATCAACTTTAAGACCGGGATTCTGTAATTCGAAAAGATAAGCATAGATAGACAACTGCCACTCGAGATAATCTATATCTGCCTTATATGTCGTCTTGATGTCAGCAAGAGCTATCTTACCATCCTTTTCCCACACGCAGTCGATGTTGGATGCGAAATGCTCTTCATCAGATACGGTGTATTCATTATCCAGTGCTGCATAACCAGCACCAGTCCGTATCATCAGATAATTTATCGCCTCCTGACATTCAGGTTCGAATCCTGTTACATCAGCGAACTGGCATTCATGGTGAACCTTTGTACCCCTCTCGGCCGCCCTATCAAGGACAAACTGAGGAACATCTTTATACTTGTCCGGAAACAACTGTCGCTTAATCATTCCCGTAATTCCTGAGAGCTGTTTTTCTCCCAGGAAATAAGTGTGGTTCTCTTCATTGAAAACCACACTTGACTTAACCAATTCTATCATTTTGGAAACCTTTTACAAATCATTTGAATCTCATTCTTGAACTCAAGGTTGTTCTGCATGGCAGCATGTTTTTTCCATACAGCATTGACTTCAGCTCGACTTCTACATGCACGGACTTCATCGATTGCTTCCTGAAGCTGTTTTCCAGAAAATACATTGGGTTGTTGTGAACCTTGATGCTCACTCTGATTATGCCCATCATACTTAGTCGCATCCATATTCCAATATACGTCTGCAGCAACTCCAAGAGCCTTACAAGCAACAGATATTGCATCAGTAAGAGCCATCTTATAACATTCATCAGAAAGATGAAGACCGCTTTTTTCTGCTGATACAAAAGACGAACCACCAGTCCCAATAATTGCTTCAGACCATTGTCCATCATACTTATAATAGAGTGATATATTCACAAAAGCAGCAATTTCCCCAGTAGAACAAGTTTCAGTCCATTGTTTGTCTATAGTATATTTCCAACCTATGCCACATGGTCCAAACAGTTCTGTTAGTTTCTTTATGCGCCACATAGGATTAATATCAGACTTACCTTTTAGTCTACCAGATTGTATCTCCCGAAGTGCTGTTTTCGGACATTCACGACTTCTGTTGTAAATATCCATTCTTTTATCCTGTAGATGCTGCACTTCCTCTACTTTTGTCTCCTGATTTTCTTTTTCAGGAGCTTCTGTTTTAGCTTTTCTTTCAGCCATATTTTCAATATTAATAGTTTGACTTTTAGTTTATTACATCAGTAAAATTAGTTCAGATTGGCAAGTTTTGCAATCCGATACTTCGCCATTTTTACGCCTTAACGTTTGTTCCACAAATAGGTTTACACAACTCAACTACACGTTTACAATCATCCACATCAAACATTCCTATGTGGCAAACTTCATGTGGTACCCCTAATTGAATGGATAGCCACAAATAAGCCTTATTCCTATTCGACGTATTGGGAATATGCTTCTTCCAAATTTTGTTTATAAGATTGGTCTTGGCGATTTGGTCAAAATAGAAATGGGCTTCTTTCTTAGCTTCCCTTAGTTCGGCATTTGCCAACCTCCCTAATGCTTGGTCTGTACCTTTATGTACGCCGACATAAGCCCTACAATCACGACATAAATAAATCATGCCGTATGATCGTCCGTATATTACAGAACTGTCTACAAATTCAGTTGGTTTGCCACAATAAGGGCAGACCTTACCAGTAAGTATATCATCCATAGCTCTAAATTTAAAAGCCCCGAAGCGTATTCTCCGGGGCACATCACTCATTCCAATCCTTTCCGATTTCGCATTACCTTTCAGATAGAGTCAACGGCTTACCGATGCCGCGCGGGGAAAACCTGCGCTATCTTCGCCCTACTCTCGGATTTATAGCGGATTTCTCTCAAAAGGGTTGTGGCATCGGCAGGATTCGAACCTGCATGAGCTTTCTGCTTTGAGTAACCCTTCCGGCTGGGTAAAGCTCCAGTACTCGTCGTGCGTCTACCAATTCCGCCACGATACCATTTAAAAGCTACCTGACGGCTTTCACAAGTGGTCAGGTATATTACACACTCTTCACACAAGAAACAAAGCGGATGCTACGGGACTTGAACCCGTGATCTTCCTGCAATGCAGGATGTTCTTCCCCTGAACTAAGCACCCAGTAAAATGCAGACGACTTTCACAAGTGATCTGCATTGCATCACTAATCAACTAACTAAGTAAACCTAACCTTCACAGGCTATAGTTCCCATTCCGGTAAGCTCACCCGGACATGTCCTCTCTCGGACACGGAAGGCTATCTTCATGAAATCCAATTAAAAGTATGAACACACAAAAAAGTACATCACTTTTTCTTTCTCTTCCTCCTGTGGTTGGCACAATGCCTTAATACATCACCACCGTTGCAGAACCATTTACCGTTCTGCCGTGCAGTAGGTTTATCTGCACGAATATCTCCACGATCAACAAGTGTTTCAAGTTTCCTTTCACTGCCTACAATACGCGCTGCCTGAGTCTTGCTTAGCGGAATTTCTTCCATCGCCAGCAATATATTCTCGAGCAACACATCTGAACTGACCACTATCATAAGTCTGCCATTAAGAGTATACACCATATTAACTAACTCGAGTTACAACTATAACGCCAGACTGCATATCGGTCTTGATGCTCCATCGAAAGCCCTTAACCCTTTCTTCTGCTAGTCTGTTATACATCGTATTCTCCACAGACCGTTTCTGAGATAGAGGAAATCTTTCCTGTCCGGAAACAGGCATATTCCTGAGCGTTTCAACTATCGGTTTTTTTTCCATATTTCCTTCCATGTTATGACGTTAGAACAAACACATAGTACAAGGGCGACAAAGCAGGCTATAGCCCAAGCCCAATTCACAGAACCATAAGAAGCAACCGCTCCCCAGAACAATCCTGAAACTCCAAGAGTTACCAGGCAGGACATTATAAATGACATGATATTCATAATTGTATGATTTTAAGATGCTCCCTCCGGCAGATTCCATCCGCTGCTGCACGCTTTTCGGAGGGATTTCTTAATTTTGTATTGCAAACTAAAAATTAAGAATCATGAAAAATTTTATTGTCGTATCAGACACCAAAGGAAAATCTTGGTGCATCAACACTGATGCAATTATCTGCATTGAAGATTTAAGAGGTCAAACAGCTTTTCATCTTAAAGAAGAAAAAGAGCCAATCATCACTAACCTGAAGTTCGAGTCTGTATTGGCGATGCTCGATGCTCGTTAAATGTCTGTACCTTACTATAAATTGGGATAGATAGAAATCTTATCTTAAGGATTGTTCTATCTATACCAATACAATCAGTCAAAACCTTGTTTCCACATTTGATATCACCAACCATTTTGTCAACGATATACTCCTTTTCGATAATTGCTTTCATCGTAGTAAAATTTAACTGTGCCGGAACGTGGATTCGAACCACGACTTGTACATCGTATTGCCCTTAGATTAGATATGTATGTTTCTGCACCGTTCTACCATTGAACCATTCCGGCTATCCTATCATAAAATCCACATAGTGGACCGAATTGTCTATAATTCTATGTACTCAACTGGCTGCCTATTATCCATAGTAACTGGATGATTTCTCACCCGCCAGAAGCCTAAGTATGTCAAGGAACTCTTCTCTGTGTTCCCGGATAGGCGGTCAAGCCACACCGGGATAAATTGCCAAATTAACCGAAGACATACTTTTGCAAATCTTCCTTGGAGGGGAACAGAACAGCTTCATTAAAAAGTTGGCCTAAATAGATATTCTCTTTAACGTCAGCATCAGCATCAATGAGATAATACATGTTACTCTGTTTGTTATTCGCTTTAATGTCGATCGAAATGCTACTAATCTTTCTTTCAACGGCTTTACCGTCATATATCAACCATACTTTCTGATTGATATCGAATTTTGGTGAAACAACTTGAATCATAATTTTTGACTTTTATTTAGTGATTAATTATCCAAACTTATATCTCAGGTAATCATCCTCACTGGAGAATCCGGCATCGACAGTCTGCCATTCATTTTCTCCTTCATCCATAAGATGTTTCTCTGCATCTTGTTTTTCTTGAATCAGGAAAGCGATAAACTCCTCTTTGGAATCATCCGTATTGAAGTATTTCTGCAATTCCTCTTCTGTCATATTTTCCGCCATTTCTATGTCGGATGTAATGCTAATAATCTCATTTTCATAGTATCTTTCTTTCGCGTCATATTTGATTAGTGATATTTTTTATTTATATTTGTTTGTTGATTGATTGATGATGCAAATATAATCCCATTTGGTATAATATGCAAATAATAGAGCTTTTTATTTATACCATTTGGTATTATTAACATTTAACTAAGTAAACTATGATTGAAAGAATAAAAGAATTGATTGCCCATACTGGACTATCAGGTAGGGCATTCGCTATCCAATGTGGTATAGCTCAAAATACGCTAAATAGACAATTGAATGGCGAAAGAGAATTGAGTCTAGCATCTGTAACAGGCATTTTAAATAATATGCCTAATATTTCCGCCGAATGGCTGATGCGCGGCAAAGGTGAAATACTCCTGACATCTGAACAGCCAACTGACAAGGAAAGCGACAGAATGGGCAAGCTCATCGACACCATCACATTCCAGCAGGACACAATCAAAAATTTGCAGGCAAGAATAAAAGAACTTGAAGCAGAACTTATTATTAACAAACAAAAAATAGGATAATTATGGGATTTATTATTTGGTTATGCCTATCATTTTTGGTAGGAATCATTGGCAAAAATAGAAATTGTGGTTTTTGGGGGGCTTTTATTTTATCAGTCATTCTGAGCCCATTAATTGGATTAGTTATTACGTTGCTCTTTAATAAAAAGAAAACGCAAACAGAACTTTTGAATGAAGCAAACATATTACTAAACTCAGGTGCGATAACATCGCTTGAACACGCTAAAATGGTTGAGGATATTATGACTAATGGGAAACTTGACAAAATTAGCAAATATAGAAATAAGAATCCATTATAATGATACACAACCTCTAAAAGCAATAAAGGTGGCTCAAAGGGAAAAATGCTAAAAAAGATTTACAGGTCCATTGTAAGCATATCCATTGCATGTATAAATATGAGTATTACAATAAGTAACTTAATAACAAAGTTACAATAAACAAACACATAACTTAACCTAAAATAACATGAAATACATATATTGTATAATAGCAGCAATTCCCATAGTAGTTTATCTATTAAACTTTATGGGACATTCCATAAGTAACAATCCAGAGCAGTGGGCATTCTTTGGAGATTATATAGGTGGAGTCTATTCTGTAGTATTAACATGTATCTTAACCTTTTTAATGTATCAGCTAAACAAAAAAGATGAGTACAACAGAGAAAGGCTATGCATAATCAAGGATTTATATTCTAATATTAGAAAATTTGAGAATACCAATCCGTTACGAATAGCAGAGATTAATAACTTCACAAATAAAATTATAGACAACGAACTTATTTTACCTTCAAATATATTTGAAAAACTTATAGAATTCTCTGATTATTATAAAGGAATTGTAGACAACAATAACAGAGACGTACGAAAAGAAGCAGAAATAAAAAAACTATTAAAAGAATACTACAATGAGCAGAGAAATTAAAATACCCAGGATTTGTACTATTGGGGAGATTTTCAAATTTCTTAAAGCCGTTGAAGCAATATTTTCTTTGGAAAACAAATTTGAGCCAGATGTTGTATTTAATATGCTTGAAATAGAAGACATAGACCTTACTGGCCTTCTATTAAACTACAAAATAATTGAATTTGCTGTTGAACATAATTGTATTTGCAAATCAAAACTAAGTACTAATAACTTAGTTGAAGACAAATTGATGGAATATTATTTTTGGGATTTACTTCAAGCATACATTAAAGAAAAAAAAGCAAGCTACAAGGAACTTGACTTTAAAATTAAGGGAGAGTTTTTTATAGCACCAGTAGCATTATTAAGAAAAGATAAATTCTCAAAAGAAAAGATTAAAGATGACTTCCTTCCCAAAATAGAAGGATATTATAAGAATATTCCTGAAAATAAGAATATAGACAAAGCCAAAGTTTCATCAATGATATTGCAATGTTTCAGTGAAATATTATTAAACTTTTGGGAGCATGCAGTAGAAGATACAAAATCCATTATTGTAGCAAACGGAAACTATGATTATGCGGAGATAATATGTGCAGATACAGGAAATGGAATAATATCAACTCTAAAGCCTGTACTAAACAAATTATACTCAAAGGATGACATTCTCGCTAAAGCTATGGAGAAATTTGTTACTTCTAAAAAAGATACAGACCACATGGGATGTGGATTATGGATTTTAAATCAAATAACAAATTTATCAAAAGGAAGATTATATATCTTTTCAGAAGGAGCATACTATCTAAACAATTTTGGTAAATTTACAAAAGGAGAGTGTTCATATTGGAAAGGAACCATAATTTACATGTTCTTACGATTATCTACCCCTAAAACACTCTCTGATATAGAAGACTTTACATCTGAAGAGTTTAACGATTTAAAAATAAATTTTCAATGAATACAATAGATTTAAAAGACTACTCTCCAATCATAAGTGATAAAAAAACAGGAGAAAAAATATACAACGAAATCAAGAAAAATGAACCATCAAAGAATATAATTGCTATTGACATGTCAAGTATAAAATCAATGGCAACATTTTGTGCAAAACAAATTTTCGGAAGACTTTATATCGAATTAGGATCTGAATGTTTTTTTAAAAACATCATAATTAAAGGAGCATCAGATGACGTACAATCAATTATAAAATTAGGTATAAGATTTGCTGTAGAAAATGAAATTAAAGATTTACCACAATGATATGACTTATTACTTTTTCTTTTTCCATGGCGGTGGTTCGGGTATATAATCTACTTTGACACCAAGATTGGAAAGCATGTTACTTAATTGCCAGCTTAATTCCTCATCACTGGCCTTCTTGTCATTGATGAGGTATCTAAACTGATAAACTATGCTATTGATAGCGGTTTTTGATAATACTTTTTTCTTGAACATATAATACACTTCGATATGATAAGACTAAGAGGAAAACCTGAAGAAGATAATAGTAGGTATCCCGATTTTATAACATCCGATGAGCGTGACAAGGTTATCAATGCGCTACTAAAGGGTACTGTAAATAGCGAAAGCGTAATCTTAGAATACGAAGATATTCCGAATCTAAAAATCAGTCCTCACCAATTCAGAACTGTTATTCAAGGACTGAAAGATGGTGGATATATAAAGGGGACTGGATATTCACATGAATATTTTCCTCAAGACAAACTTCATAAACTAAGAGAAAGAGGTGGCTTTCATGGAGAACTTATCCAGTTTCAATCGCAGTTGGAGCAATTATACTTGAGCCTGAAAGATGACGACAGAAACAATATGGATAAGTTTTTCAAATCCATAAACACCAAATTGGAGACAGTAACCAAGACACACGAAGTTTTCGAGCTATTCAAAAAGGCCGCGGCAGTCTTCATTGGAGACTAATTCAAGCAAGGATATAGCCTGTGTAAGCTTTGAGGCAACAAGCAGTTCATATGCTCTGGTATCATGAAATGCTTCAACTCCGGGAGCATTGTCAAAATGAACACGACCTTTTATAATATCCATAGCAACCAGTTCCAACTGGCCTATTAAAGATTCTATAGTACTGTCAAACCCACGGCGCACTATCTCCTGAACTTTCTTTTCCATAATTAACTATAATTGATTTTTTACAAACATAATAAATTTAAGATTACGATAAAAGAAAATGAAAAATACCAACACTTCCTAATATAAATTCATTCCAGTTTTATTCCAGTCAGGGTAAAACAAGCAATCGTAATACGCTAATTATCAGAGAGTATGACAACATTTAAAACAATAAGTCTAGTTTAGTTTTTGTGTTGTGATACTCCTGCTAATAGTGATTAGCGGGAGTATCTTTTTTTATAATTTGCATAGATATTCAACCTTACCAGTCAGTCCTTTTTTGAAGGGATTTTAATTTTCTTTTTGTATTTTTGATTTCTGCTACAACAAGGCTCTTTATTGAAATTACTTTACAAAATGCAAATATTATCGAGCTTACGGATGAAACCATTTCCACGCTTGTCGTGTTTTCATGAAAAGCCTTTTCATTCCTTGAAAAGCAATTGTCATCACTTTCATATATTGTTGTCAGTGCAAAACAATCGGAAAAAAGATATCCCATCAGTATATAAAACGTTATTGCCCTCAAAATGAAGTCAACTTATCATGCAATACATATAGATCTTACAATCATTTATTATTATATACATAAAAAATCTAAATTATACAAGCCCATTTTATAAAAACAAATACTATATTTGCAAAATAGCTCCTAAACCTTAAAAAACTATGAAAAAATTTCCTTTTTTAATGGATTCCATCAATTGGAATATGTCTATTAACATTCATCTTTTCATGTACAGAAGAATTTCCGTTAAAAGATTTATCATTATCGGGAAAGCAGCCAGACAGGTACCAGAATACAGAATTAACCAAATCTGTGGCTAAATAGTGGTACGAATCGAATTACAAACCAATAGTTACCACGATAGCTAATTATGATGACAGTATCGTAAACATGATGAAATCTACAAAGCAGGACTATATTTTAACTTATGGGAAGCCGAATATATGTACAATTATTTAAATAAGGAATGATTATGAGAACATTATACTTAATACTGACTTTACTTTTCATTAGTGCGCATACTACAGCACAAGTAAGTACAGAAATCTCTTATGATAAAGATACTAAAGAGCTAACTTTAACGTTAACAAACCATTATGATACAGATCTTTTCTTATCACCAAAGTTTACACATGATTGTTTAGATACAAGTTTCTGCTGGTACGAGGTTTGGTGGAAAGATTACATATTCCGGAGCATACCCGTTCACTTTCCGGCAGCCTATAAAGCATAAAAAT